TGGTTTGGAAATTAGAAATCATATTTTCGTAATTATCTGATATTTGAGGAGTTAGCGTAAATGGCTGATTTCTAGATAGTCAGAAGTGTAGTGTTTTAGAAACGTTTGACACGTTAAACGTGACAAATGAGAGCGTTTGTTTTGAAATAGCTTTGAAAATAAAATAACTATGGCTACATTTAAAATTGTTGTTCAGCATCAGAGGTCAGATGGTTTTTACCAAGTGTACATTCGAATGACTCATAATCGTAGGTCGCTTTATATTAAGACGAACAAGATGGTGGGACAGAAAGGCATCGTGAAGGGTTCTCATGATGTGAAGGATTCTTTTGTGCTAAATCCACTGAACCAAATAATTGAAGAATGGATGTTCAAGCTTAATAAGCTAGACATCCGTTCTTGGAGTGCTGAACAGGTTAGGGACTATCTAGAACAGAACGATGCAGATGTGTGTTTCTCAGACTTTGCAAGAGAATATATTGATGAATTGTCAGAAACATTGAAACCTCAATCTCTTGTAAATTATCGCAATACCCTGAATAGTATAGAAAGATATTGTGGTTCTGAGAAGGTAATGTTTAGTGAATTGAACACCAAACTTGTGCAAGGATGGATAGATAGTATGAAGGATTCCAAGGCAAAGAAATCTTACTATCCTCAGTTCCTAAAAAAGATGTTCAAGGCAGGTGTGGCTAAATATAATGATTATGACAACGACATCGTAAGGATAAAGGTGAATCCTTGGACTAAAGTAGAGTATCATAAGCATGCTATTCCCAAAAAGCGTGCTATCTTGATGGAGGATTGCAGAAGGATTTTTTCTGTGATTCCTTCTTCTAAGACGGAATGCTTGGCTGTGGATGTGTGCAAGATGGTATTGTGTCTTGCCGGAATCAATGTGGCTGACCTGTATGAAATGAAGAAGGTTGACTATTACGATGGTATTTTGCATTACAAGCGACAGAAGACACGAACGGTTAGAGCTGATGAAGCTTATATAGAAATGAAAGTACCAGATATGCTCATACCTACCATGATGAAGTATTTCTCAGATAAAGAAGACCCTTATCTGTTTAATTTTCACAAAAGCTATGGGTGTAGCAGGTCGATGGATGGTAATTTGTGCCTATTCCTAAAGAAATTCTGTGTGAATACATTGAAGGATAGTGAATTGAAGATAACACCTTATACTTTTCGCCATACCTGGGCTACCATAGCGCAGAATGATATTGGTGCTAATTATGAAGAAATAGGTTTTGCGATGAATCACATCAGTACTCACAAGATTACCATGGGCTATGTGAAGCCAGATTTCTCTAGAGCCTGGGAACTGAATGAGAAGGTGGTTGAGAAGATTTTCTTTACCAATGACCCAAGCAGACGAATACAGGAGTATCATGCGCCTGTTTTTGAAAAGGTGGAGGAAACCTTTGAACTCAGTGCCGATGCCTTCTTCATGGGCGAGGTGGTGGCTCATGTGGATGGTAAGGGTTACAAGAACACGGATGAGATTATTGACCAACTGATGGCCAACATAAACGACAACGTGCCTAGCACTTGCACCATACAGATAAAGGTGAAGAACATCACCAAAGACCAGACGAAGTATTTTGAGCGCATGAGGGATAAAAAGTAGCCAATATATCTTAAAATTGTGCCAATAAAACTTAATATTTGACGGATTCAGTCAATTTCATACCCTAGGGTAGTCTTCTCTAAAGTAGCAGAAATTTTAGAGAAGGCTACCCATTTTTTGTATTTAGCCATTATTAACAATCTTAAGATTCTTGATGTTGATGGTGGTCTCTTGTTTCTCAAATTTCTTCTCCAACTCCATGAAGGACTCCTCCACTGACAGGCTTCTACGCTCATCATTGTTGAATGATATGGATTGAAGCTTTGGAGCAACGTATGGGAGGAACTTGGCTACTATTGCCAAACGTCCGGCAGGTTCTTCTATCTGCATGAGGTCACTGGCGAGAGAGTAGCCTTTTTCATTGATGCCGTTAAAATAGCCAGTGATGGCATCGCTGAGGCTTTCACGTACCGTTTTCGTTATCTTGTTTGCCGTGCCAGCCTTGCGTCCACCAGTCTTCTTTCGCTTTGGTTTCGGCTCATTGCTATTATCTTTTTTTGTTGCCATATTCTAAGAATTTAAATGATTACTGATAGTTTTCGGGTGCAAATATAGTGAAAAATAACGAAACTTGTTGTTCAAGTTGCGCAACTTATCACAGATAGGCGAGAAAAACGCATTACTTTAGCACTGTTTAAACATTAAATTCGAATTTTATGGGACTTATAGGAAAAATTGCAGGTAGTCTAAAAGGCTCTGTAGGCGGTCTTTTAGGTGGTGCTGCCACTGCAGCTGGTGGATTGCTGGCTGCAAAAGCTAGAAACAAGGGATATGATCAGTATATCCAAACTTATCAAGACCGATTGCAGCAGGTGAAGGATCATCGGGACAATTTGTATTACCAGGACCCTACGCAGACAGCTGAGAATCAGGTTGCTGTAACCAATGCCCAGAAGGTATTGGATGATGCCACGCAAAAGGCTAAGAATACGAATATTGTTAGTGGTGGCTCTGATGAAGCGGTGGCGTTGAGCAAGCGGGCTGCTCGGGAGCAGGTGGGCAACATTATGCAGCAAGCAGCCGTACAAGGCGCTCAGACCAAGGAAAACGTATGGAATACTGGTGACTCGCAGATAGACCAAATGACTAACTACATCGCTACAGCCAAGAAGGAGAAGGCTCTTTCTACTGCCCAGGGTATCACGGATGCTGTAGGTGGTCTGGCTGGCGCAGCAAGTCAACTGCCAATTTAAGGAAGGAGGGAATTATGGGATTTATGAGTGACGATTTAACTCCTAAGCGTCCGGCAACAGCTGTTGTTCCTGTTACTAATTTTCCTTCTGATGGTGGTAATGCGGAGAAGCCGGAAGTTGCAACTGCTCAGGCTACAGAAGCGCAACCTGAAAAGAATACTGCCATTGATACGACTGGTATTACAGGAAATGATGGCAAGGAATCTTTTGTACAGCAGCCAACCGAAGATGTTACCAAGGTAGAGCCTAACCAGGGTATCAAGATTGACTGGAGTAGACCTTATAGCGAGATAGAGCAGAACCCTATCTTGCAGCAGATGAAGCCTTATGACATCATGAGAGATTACCAGAAGAATGGTGATGGTAACTGGGCAACCTTCATGCCTTGGCTTAGTCAACTTGGTGATGCTGATAAAACCGTAGCTGCCAATGAAGCTTTGAGGAAGAAAGCGGAGAGGCAGGCCAAAATGGAGAAATGGAGTAATTTCTTTATGCATCTTGGCAATTTTTTCGGTACAACACAAGGTGCTCCATCGCAGAAGATAGAATCAGCACAAGAGCTTACCGAACGCCAACGCAAGCTGAGGGAAGGAACTGATGCCCTTCGTCAGAAAGGCTATGACCAGATGATGGTGAATATCTGGAAGGACAGACAGAATAAGCAAGCACAGATGCAAGCAGAGGCAGCAGCCAAGGCTAATGAAGCCCTTGCTGCTTATCGTGGTTCGCAGAAGAACCAGGTTGATGCTCTTACTCCTGTTAAGGTTGATGAAGCTACTCAATCTGCAAGACAGCATTCGACTGGTGCTGATTTAAATGAGGCGAAGAAAAAGACGGAAGACGAGTTGAGGGGTAAGAAGGGCGACTTACTAACAGCCCAAGCCAACAATGCCAATGCAGGAGCAGCTGACAAACGTTCTCATATAGGTGTGAACAATTCTACTATTGCCAAGAACAATGCTCAGACGCAGAAGACAAACAGGGAAAATGCTGATAACAAGGAAGCGGACGATTTCAATACCAACTATGTGAACAACCCTGTTTTCAAGAAGCATGTGAATGAATGGGCTACACACAATGGTATGAATATCGGTGGCAATACTGATGGAAGAGGTGGAACTTGGGCAAACAAGTATAACCGACAACAGGCATCCGCTTATGCTAGGGCTAAGATGGCTAAGGAAGGCAAGAAGCGAACCGTTCGCCCTTATGGTGGAAAACCAGCCAAGGGTAAATCGAGCACAAAGGTAGATTATTCTAAGTATCAAAGAAAATAACATAATATATGGCAGACAAAGACAACAAATCTAAGTTGATTTATCACGTATGGGATAAGGACAACAACGAGTATGACATCCCTGACGAGGTTGTTCAGCAGCGAGGCATGGATAACTTCGCCAAGGACTTCGAGGGTGGCTATATCACCATGTTTGACGATAAGAAGCAGAAGGTGGATGTGCCTATCGAGGATGTGGGAGAATATCGTAAGCAAGGTTACATTTGGTATGATACCAGTGGAAACGCTACCCCTATCAACGAGGTAGGCAAGAAGCCTTCTCCTTCTTCATCTTCTCAGGAAACAGAACAGTCTCAATATCCTCAGGAGGTACTTGATGCTTTCAACTCTCCTGACAACAAGCCGGGCAACTTCAAGGACTTGGCACAGCTGAATGATGAGTATCAGCGAGGCGAGCTAAAGAAGCCTAGCTTGATTTCGCAAGCACTCGGCATGATGCCGAAGGTGGATGCAGGTAATATCGGTAGGGAGCAGAAAATGGGTGGCATGATTACCAGTATGCTTCTTGGTGGTAATGAGCAGCAAGCGCAGCCGATGCAGCAGCCACAAGACAATAATCAGCAGGTGCAGCAGACCGCACAGGGGAATGCTAGCCAAGAACAGAAGCAGGAGCCAGCTCCTTCTATCCCTAGCGTAGTGAACGACAATACTTTGATGGATGCCAAGTTTGCTAACTATCTTGAAGATTGGAAGAAGCGACCAGATAAGGAAGGCAACTATTTTGAGAACTTCGTGGCTGACCTTGAAGCCGAGGGTATGAATCCTGAAGAGGCTACACAAGCCACACAGAACGCTCTGTACAGATACGCTAACCGTTCGGCTCTTGAAGTGACCAACAAGGTGGTTTCTTCTTTGGCAGATGATACCGTACAGGATGCCGAAAAGAATATTGAGGCTCAATGGTATAGCCATGATGTGCAAGATAAGTTGAAGCAGGAGGCTTCGGCTATGGGCGTAAGCTATGATGATTATGTGGCTCACTACTTGAAGCCAGCCATGGTAGAGAGCCTTGTACAGAAGTATGGTCAGAACTATCGTAATATCGCTGAGGGTATCGCCACTCGTCTTTATTCCCACGATGAGCATGTGCAGGAGCGACTGATGAACCAAGACATCAATGATGCGCTCTCTGATGTTATTAGCAAGTATGTGAACCCTTCAGTGGTGGATGAGTATAACAAGGCGCATGAGGCAGGAAGCAAGGCTTTTAATGAAGGTATGGAAGGAAGTCAGAACATTCCAGCCAGTCTTCGCCTTGGTACTGCCATCGCTTCTCAGTATGAGGCTAATCAAGCCAAAGACCCTCAGAAAACTCTCAGTGCATTGCAGAAGAAGTTTAATGGTCTTTACAAGAATCCTCAGTTTCTGAACGATATGAGCAATGCAGCCTTCAAGGTGATGCAGCGATATGGCATGAATGGAACTCTGAGCGGAAACCCTAAGCAGTTTAAGCCGATGATTGATGAAGTGTTGAAGGCTCAGCTCAATCAGTTGGAGGTGAAGAATATGATACCAAAGGGTAGTTCAGAGTATATAATGAATACAGGCTTGGGTAATACCATAGTGGGCAAGATAACACGAAAGTTGGTACAGACCGACTATCAGAACTGGTTGGAGGATATTGCCAATCAGCAATATCAGCCTGGCTTCTGGGAGCGTGTAGGCAGTGGGGCGTTGACCTTTGCAGGGGATGCTTGGAGTTATTGGCTTCCTGGTGCCGCAGGTGGCAAGGTAACAAAGAGTATGCTTGCCAAGGCAGAAGGGAGATTGGCTAGCGACTTGATGGCTAAGGGCATGGAAGCCAAGATGGCAGAGCGTGCAGCCAAGGTTCTCATTGGTAAGAGTAAGGGAATGGCGTTGAAGACAGGTGCTGCTCATGGTGCAGTAACCTTCGGTGGACAGTCGGCTATCTCCAAGCCTATTGATGAAATTTATCGTACTGGCCAGTTAGATGAGAATGGCAAGGTTTACAATCCTTCAGTGGGCAAGATTCTTGCCAATACTTTGGGAGAGGTGGCTAAGCAAAGTGCCGTAGGTGCCATTATGCAAGGTGGTACAATCGCCAATATGGTAGGCAAGGGTAGAGGCTTGGCTACCAATATCCTTGTGGATGTAGGTGGCAAGGTGGTGGACTCTAGTATTATGACAGGTCAGCAGATGTTGGAGCGTATGGCACAGGATCCATCTTTCAAGCCTACAGGCAAGGATGCAGCTGAGAGTTTCTTGGAGAGTATGGCTAATCTTGTTTCCATCGGGTTTCCTGGTATGGTGGGCAAGTATGCCCGATTCAAGGATGCCAAGGAGTTTAACCGCAAGTTTGACTTCAACGACCAAGATATTGCCGAGTTGAAGAGATTCGGCTATGATGATTTGCGTGAAGCCTTCGAGAAGTTGGGCATCAATGGTTATCGTGCAGATGGTGAAGGTGTGCAGATGATGGGGCAACTCACTGATAAGTACATGAACCTGATGAACGATAAGAGCGTGCCAGAGGTATTGAAGGCAAAGATGATGGCTGTGGTGGAAGGAAAACGCCCTTCTTCCTTCTCGCCAGTTATCGACTCTATCATCGTGCAGCCAATGGATAATGATGGCAAAGTATATCTTGAAACCTTGAATAAGGATGGTGGCATCATCGACCGCAAAGAGTATTCTTCGCTTGAAGAGGCTCAGAAGGCAGAGAAGAAGCTAGACTTCGAGAAGTCGCTGAATATCACTTCTGAGTATGAAAAGGCTTACCATACCGATGCCTTGCAGGATAGACTGAACACTGTTTATGAGCAAGCGAGAGATAAGTATGCTGCAGGTGAGCAACTGAGTGATGAGGATAAGGCTGCAATCTATCTTCATCAGAATGCCAGTGCCATCGGGGGCATCATGCAAAAACAGCAGAAAGGCATGGAACTGACCGAGCAGGAGCAGCAGATGGTGAACAGTTATCGCCACTTCTATGATAGTGCTTTCGAGAATAGCCCTATCATGAAGGAGTATGTGCGCACCTTCGAGGATTCGCAAGGTGTAGAGCATGGTACGCTTCGCAAGGCTCTAGAGGGTGATGGCAAGTCTCGCACTGCCGAACAGCAGAAACTTGTGGAGGAATACCAGAAGCAGCTCTATAACGACATCGTGCTGAAACGAGAAATGAACGATGCAAAGGAACAGATGAATCAAAACTTGATTGAGGGACAGCGTGAACTGCCTGGTGCCACACAAGAAGGTGGTGCTTCGGCTGATAATGCTGAGGCTACAGCGGAAAAGCCTGTAGATGCTTCTGTTTCTTCTGATGTTCCACCAACAGAACCGCCAACGCCTCCAGTTGGGGGTGAAACGCCTTCAAATGTGGAGGGTACACCTTTGATGGAGAACGGTGCCAGCCCTTCTGATGCTAATACCGCTTCCAATGAAAGTAAGTCTAATGCCTATGTGATGGGACAGAATGCCTACCAGAATGGGGATGTTGAGGGTTTGAAAGCGATTGACCATAACGATGATGTGTCGAAGGCTAGATTGAAGCGTGCCTTTGGTGATGATGAGGCACAGATGAATGTTGTGGTGAAGGCGTATGAGGATGGCAAGGACATGGAGCAGTTTGTGGCTCAAAGTGCCAACTCAATGACTCCAGTACAACAGGATGCCGTGCGTAAGTATGTGGAGGCACAGGATGCCAAGAAAGGCGTTTATGATGCTCTGCAACATGCCGATGATGGCTATGGTGATGCCTTGAAGGAGCTTCTTTGGACTTATCAGACGGAAGACGGAAATATCGTGCCAGCTACCCTTACTACAGGTCAACAGGTATTCTTGAAGAAAGCCAATGAGTATGGTGGTGGCTTCGTGGTTGTGCCTGATGAGGATGGAAATCCTGCCATCAAGCAGGTTTCTAGTGCCGAAATCAAGGAAGTGGGCACGCCTATTCCTATGGATGATTACATCAATCAGCAGGTTACTGAGCAGGTGGATGCTAGATATAAGCAGTTCCGTTCTCAGTTTGATGGCAGTGGGTTTAAACGAGGAGATATTGTATCTGTTTCTATGGAAGCAGGTGATGAGCCTTCTGATGTTAAAATTGTGGGTTATACAGAAGATGGTCGTGTGATATTGACAGATACAGATGTTGATGTTAATTCGCAAATAGACCCCAATAAGTTGGAATTTGTAACCAAGGACGAGTTCAATGCTTGGCGACAGAATGCCATCGATACCTCTGTTGGTGCAGAGCTGGATGCCGAGGACGCACAGCGTGCCAACGATGATGCAGCCAAGGCTGAGGCAGATAAGAAGCAACGATATAATGAAGGTATCGTAGGCTTGGGCATGGGACAGCCTGATTATTCCTCTAAGGACACAGAGCCAAAGGTGGCAGCTGAGTATCTACAGGAGCAATTTGGCAATGACCATGGTAAACTGATGAACCTTATCAGTGGTAGCCGTTCTGACATCAAGGAACAGTTGGATAACAAGAGAAAGGCTGCATCTGAATATGAGGACTGGCTATCTCTCAATGCCGACTTGGACCCAGAGAAGGCTCAGAAGGTGGAGAACGACTTGGCACTTGTTAATGAGCAGATTGCCGACCTTGAAACTCGTTATAAGAACTGGAATGCTATCCGCAAGGAGGTTATGACTCCAGAGGAGGCTAGAACCTTGAAGAATGAGCGCAAGGCTGAAATCGAGAAGGCAGGTGTGGACGAGAACGCAATTACATCTGCTGATGAGCGTGAGGTGGCTGTGCTTGACAATAAAGAATTGAAGAAGCAATATCCAACCATGGATGAGGCTAGCAATTATATTGCCTCTGAGCGCAAGCGCATCTATCATATTCAGAACGATGAGGTGCAGCCACAGATAGATGATATTAATGAAGCCCTGGAGCAATATATGAATGGTGATATTGATTATTCGGCTGACCAGTTGAAAGAATTGAACACTACCAAGGTGCAGTTGGAGGCTAGACAGGCTAATCTCTCTGCATCGGCAAAGGATTTGAAGGCACAGGATAAGTTGCTCAATACTCTATATAGTGCAGAGAATAAGGAGGAGAGAGCCAAGGCGATGGAAGAAATGACTCCTTCTGAGCAGCGCAAAGCTCTTGTGGCTGTTGCCTTCAAGAAGAATGACCTTGGAGCAATCAAAGAGATTTACAAGGATGCCTCTATAGATGTTATGGACTTAACGCCTCAGACATTGGAGGAGGCTGTGTCGGAAGCATTAAGCCCTCATAGCTTGAATGCCGAATCGCTTCAAGCGGAATTGGGCAAGGATAACTTCAAATATGGTATTGGTAAGGGATATGATTCTAATAAATTCAATTATCTCCTTGCCAAGAAAGGAACCGGTATGTCGGTTAACGAGTTTGCCGTGAGAGTGTACAATGACCTTCCTGTAAACTTGCAGGATATGGGATATTCTGACCAAGATGTGAGAAACACCTTTCTCGATATGTTCAAGACCTACGACAATGTGAAGGAAATGCGTAATGTGGCACTTATGAACCGTATCGCTGCTGCTGAGGAGGAACTTTCAAGCGAGGAAGAGTATTATGAGGCACAGAAAGAGCGTGAAATTATCGAAAGACAGGCAGAAAATCCAGATTATTATGCTTATCTTGAAGATAATTCTGTACCTTTGCCGTCAGAAAACGAACTTAACCATATTGCTGGTATGGAATATGACCGCATGATGGAGATTGAGAATCGTGAACGAGAGTACAAACAATATGTCAAATCAATTTTACCAGAATTAGCAGATTATGATGACAGAAGCAATGAAGAAGGATATGGAGGAGGCAGTAGCCTGGATAGCGACTCTTCACGGAGAGGAGTTGATGAAGGAAATCGCAATCGCCAAGAAGGTGGTAGCAGAGAAGCATCTGCTGAGACCGAGACTGGAGCGTTACATAATAGCACAGGCGAAGGGAGACAAGAGATTAGCAGCTTGGCATCTGGCAAAGGCTCAGCTGATAGAACTCCACATCTACCGCAAGAAGCATCCTTCGGAGAACGTTTAAAGAATGCCATTGCCGAGACTGAGCCTACCCCTTCTGAGGCTCAGAAGAAGGCAGGTAACTATAAGAAGGGACATTTGTCCTTCGGTGGCTATGACTTTACTGTAGAGACACCGAAGGGCACGACACGTAGCGGTAAGGACGAGCAGGGCAAGCCTTGGAGCGTGACCATGCACGATACTTATGGCTATATCTTGGGCAAGATTGGCGTGGATGGTGACCATATTGATATGTTCATCAATGATGCTGCTGACCTTGATTCTTTTGATGGTAACGTTTATGTTGTTGACCAGGTGAACCCAGAGACTGGTGAGTATGACGAGCATAAGGTGATGTATGGCTATCCTTCTGAGGAGGCTGCTACAGAGGCTTATCTTGCCAACTACTCCAAGGGCTGGAAGGGACTTGGTAAGGTTACTGCTGTGCCAAAGGCTACCTTCGATAAGTGGTTAGAGTCTTCCGACCGCAAGACTAAGCCATTTGCGGACTATGCCATGGTGCAGAAGGAACAGCGTGCTGCTTATAAGGAAGAAATGATGCAAGACGGTGCTCATAGCGAAGCCTTTGACAAGATTGTAGAATTGGCAAAAGAGCAGAAGCAGTACTGGGACTTGATGGAGCAGGGAGAAGTAGAACCTGATGATGTGCCGGAAGTTGATGTTGCTTATGACATGGACGAACTTTTGAAGACTCTTTCTGATGAGGAGTTTAAGGAGGTTAGTGATGTTTTGAAAGGTATTGACGAGGAATTTGAGTATTTCACCGCTGATGAGTATGAGCGTAGAGAGGGTACAGTTGAGCGCAAGGAGAAGGTTGAAAATGCCAATACTTATGATGAGTCTATTAAGGAAGCATTGAAGCCTGTTACTCCTTTTGCTACTGTCTTGAAGAGTGCTGTGGAGAGCGGTGACAAGAAGGCTATCAAGAAAGCTCAGAAGGAATTGACAGATGCCCTGATTGCAAGTGATTTGGGGCATGATTATCTTTCTGGGCAGTTGGCTCAGGCTAAACTGGCTAAGAAGAAGGATGAATTATATAAGGTGAAACGTGCAACCATAAAGCCACTTACTGATGCCATTCGTGCTATTGAGAATGCTGAGAATATTGAGAATAGTGATTTTATTGCCCAGATGGAATATGATTATGAAAATGATATTCACCCATCTGAGGAGGATAAGCCTAAGATGCAAAAGTTTGTTGAACGTTTGCTTAATTTCCATTCCGACAAGGAGGACAAAACTGATTCGGGTTATACTATCTTATCTTCTAATATTCAAGGTGATAAGCTATATCCTAATGAAAAGAAATGGTTTGGTACAGGAAAATACCGTAAAGGCGTATCTTGGGTAGATAAGCAGAATAATTGTGCTTATGAAGTCAATCCTAGATTTAATAATCGTGGTTATCTTTCTGCTGTCGGTGTTCATAAGATAGTTCCTTTAATGAAATTTGACCGCGATGTGAAGGAGGTGAAGCCTTCGGAAATGACGGAGGCGCAGAAGGTGGCTTTTGATGCCGTTTCTGCTATGCTTAAGAAGGCTGGAATACCTGTAAGGGTGATAAGCAACGAGGAGATGGAAAAGGTGGCAGAAGAGCAGGATAATCTTGCTATCTCTATGCTGATGAGCGACCCACAGCTTCGTTTCAACATCAAGACACCTGAGCAGAAGAAGGCTGCTAAGGCTGCATACGATTGGGCAACCGAGCATCGCCCAGATAAGTATGCGCAGTATGCCATCGTGAACATGGATAAACCTAACCAGATGCCAGAGTATTTCGAGAAGAAGAGCTTGGCGGAGCAGTGGCGCAAGTACTATACCAACGCTTGGAGAATCGGCAACTACAAGGCTTTTGACCTCAATAAGCCTTTCGAGGAGCAGGTTAAGAACGTGGTGGGTAGAGTGCCTAGCGAGTTTGACCCTTATAAGATTGACAGAAACAGAGAGAAAATTTCTGATTTGAAGAAGCAGATTAAGGAAACTCATGCCAAGCTTGATGCAGCAGGTAACGAGCGCATTGCCTACCAAAATCAGCTGATGAAACAATATATGGATGAGCATGGGCTGAGTTCGGAAAATGAAATTCCTGATGATGTCTGGATGAAAACTAGACAAACGGCTATGCTAGAGTATAGTTCTAATCGAAGAGAGTTGGAAGCTAAGTTGCAAGATTTGGAGAACCAACTGAAAACTGTTGCAGAGCCAGGAGTAAGTTTCTTGAAAGGCAAGGGCACGGTGTATGGTTACACCGATGGCAATGAGATTGTACTGAACCAGGAGCATCTGAATCCTAACACGCCTATCCATGAGTATCAGCATATCTGGCGCACAGCTGCTAAGGCTAAGAATCCAGAACTAATTGAGCATGGTGATAATCTCATCAAGCAGACGGAATGGTTCAAGAACTTACAAGGCGACCCTAACTATAAGCATCTGAGCGAGGAGAAACTTTGTGATGAGGCTTTTGCTCGTCTGACAGGTGACGAGGGTGAAGCAATACTTGAACAGATGGCTAAGGATGCCATCAAGGAGAATCCGCTTGATACAGCTAAGGAACTGAGTGTTATCAATAAGTTGAAGGAGTGGTTGAAGAAGTTCTGGTATTGGACTTTGGAGACCTTCACCAAGTGGAAGCCTGAGGACATTAAGAAAATGACCTTGGAGGATATTCGTAATCTTGTGTTGAGAGACTTGGCGCAGGGGGTTGACCCACGTACCGTGCTGAAAGGTCAAATGACCAAGGACGAAGCAGTGTCTTTACGCCAGCAGATGGCTGATAATGCCGAGCCTGAAAGAATCCTCGAACATACAGAGGATAACTGGTTACAGGATTTCGGCAAGGATGGTCGTGTCAATACACCAATAGGTAGCATCAAGTTAGGTGAAAACCAATATAAAAAGGCTGGTAGAGAAGACAGAATCAAACGATTTGGTCTATTGAAACCTACCTTGGAGCGTCCAGATGTTATCTTAGAGAAGCCTGCTCCTAAAGAAGGTGCAGAAAGACAGACCAAGTATCTGTTTGTAAAGTCTTTCAAGAAAGTAGACGGAACAAAGATTCTGAACTTTGAATCAATCACCGTAAAGCAAGGCGAGGATGAAGTTTCAATCAGTGCCCATCAAATAGAGCCTTCAAAATTGTTGAAAGAATTAACGGAATCAAAAATGCTATGGAATCGTTTCAGAGGCGATTCTAATTCCTTGGGCGAGAATCAAGGTTCGGCATTAACTCCATCCGCAAATAACCCAAGCGGAAAGGATAGCGTCCTGAATCCTCATAGCGATGCAAAGATACGCAATTCCTTTGAAATCACCAAGGAAAATGGTGGAAATTTATCTGTGGAGGATAAAATAAAAGCTGTATCTCAGCAATTTGGGGTTGATGAGGCTGATGTGGCGATGTATGCCAATGCTATTAAGAAGGGGTCTACTGCTGAGGCTGCACGTGCCAGAGCCAATATCAAACGCCATCTGTTGCAGGCAAATGAAGATAAGATTTCCTCTTTCAAGGAACTTCTTAAGTACACCAAGCCTGTAAATGAAGCCTTGAAGGAGAACTTTGGTGACGTTGATGCCATGATAGAGGAGCGCAAGCAGCAGATGGAGGCGCAGCGTAACGCCATGGAAGCTGCAAGAAAGAGAGCAGAGGAAGAGGAAGCCAAGCGCAAAAAGCACTTGGAGGAACTTTCTTTGATTCCTGATGATAAACTTGACAAGCAGTATATGGATGCTCTTGCTAAGGGTGATGATGCTACAGCCAGGGAAATGCTTGATGAAGCTGCCAGACGCAAGGGATATGACGATACCGAAAGCGCATATCAGGGCGTAGGTGCATGGGCTGCACCGGGAAACCCTGGATATGAAAGCGACAAGGCGAGACGTGACGATTGGGAATCCAGTGGCTCAGATGTAAACCTGGAGGATATGGCTTTGGGGTACACTCCTCAGCCGGATGATTACTTCTCTCACCCTGAGCGTTATTCGCAGAACACTCCTCATGGATTGGAATCTGTGAAAGCCATCAATACGGCTATTGATGCCATTAAGAATGGCGAGAAGGATGTTAAGGTAAAGGTTTATCGTGCTGTTCCAACTTCTGTGAAAGAAGGAAAGTTGCGTAATGGTGACTGGGTTACTCCTTCTAAGAAATATGCCGAAATGCACGGAACGAACCGATTGGATGGCAAATATCGTATCATTGAAGACGAAGTTCCGGCTACTCAACTGTGGTGGGATGGTAATGACGCAAACGAGTTTGGCTTTGATGATGGCAAGGAGTATAAATACAAGAATGCCAAGAATAATAGAAAGTTGAACGACCTTGTTACCTATGATGATGAGGGTGACGTTATTCCTCCTTCTAAGCGTTTCAATTCTCGCAAGAGCGATATTCGCTTCATGTTTGCTGGAGAGAAGGGAGCTGCCGAGGCTGATAAGGCTGAGGAGCAAACTATCCGCATGGATAATCTTGATGTAGCCAAGCAGATGGAAGATGAAAAGAAGGATGCCAAGATTATCAAGATGGCTACAGGTTGGGAGAAAGGTGTAGATGGCAAGTGGAGATACGAAATGCCTGATGCCAAGATAAAGGACACCATCGATGTAGGTGGTGGAAATATCGTTAAGCGTTATGAGGATGATATGCTCTGGAATGGTGGCAAACTATCTAAGGTGATTGATGCACCTGAATTATTTAAGGCTTATCCCCAGTTGAAAGATGTGCGTATTGAAACGGATGCCATTATGAATGACATGCCTTCAAATGGGGAATACAATCCACAAACAAAGACTATTACCATTCATGCGGATGAATTAAAGTATCTGAATAGCATTCTGAATCATGAAATTCAGCACGTAATTCAGCATGAAGAGGGTTTTGCGCATGGTGGCACTCCCGAGCAGGTGGAGAGAGATTTCAATGCTGCTAAGGCTGAATGGAAGGCACGTTCCTATGCCTTTGAATTGGAAGAGAAAGCCAAGGAAATGGGTGGTGAGTATAACCAATCTGCTGTAGAGAAAGCCCTTATCCAGGAATATAAGGACATGGATATGCCTGAGTTCATTCCTGACAAGGAAACCCGAATTAAGGGATTCAACTACTTCGCTCGTGGCTATGCAGACAGAAGTATGGATGATGCCATTAAGCGTTTCCGTTTGGATAGGTTCCAGCGTACAGACTTTGATTCTTACCAAGAATATAGAAAGTTGGCAGGTGAGGTTGAGGCTCGTAACGTACAGAAGCGTTTGGGTATGACCGATGAGGAGCGCAGAAACTCGTTAGCTTCCGAGACGGAGGATGTGAACCGTGATGAGCAAATCGTGATGAATGGGAGCGATGCTAGCTATAGCATCGTGAAAGACCCTGAGACCATCAAGAAGCTGGATAAAGAAGACACGGTGAAGGTTTATCGTGCCATGCAGGTAGGCGAGGATGGAAAACTTTATCCACCGATGGCTGCAAAGGTGAAGGGCAAGTTTGTGGAACCTATCGAACTCGGTAAATGGGAACAGGCAGACGAGCGACCAGAGCTTGCTGATGATAAGGGTATGTTTACCCTCAACAAGGGTAATGGAAAGTCGCTTAAGGCTGCTTACAATCCTTATCTTCATACTTCTCGCACTCCACTGAACGACCAGTTTAGCGAGGCTCAGAATCGCCCTAATATCGTGACTGTAGAGGTTGAGGTGCCAAAGAGCGAGCTGACCAGTGGCTACAAGGCTGATAAAGCCAAGGATGCCGTGGGCGAAGTGGAGTGGAAGGCTGGTATCATCCAAGGACAGTTGACAGGCAAGCGCAAGGTGGTGCTTTCTCGTTGGGATAAGCCTGTGCGTATTGTGCCTGACAGCGAGGTGGCTGATGTTATTGTTAATGATATGTTCAAGGGCAAGAATATTACTATGCCTTCGAATGTGGTTACTCCAAGTCTGAGAAAAGAGTTAGAGAAGCGAGGTGTGCCATTTGTCGAGACCGATAACAGAGGCAGAATCGTAGGAGGTGAGAATGATGGTGTGCATTATTCCAAGGTGTATGGTAAGAAGGCTAATGTGAAGATGAGCTTTGCTGATAGTGCTCCTTTTGTCAGAGAACAAAGAAAGATAAACAATGATTTCAACGAAGCCTTAGATAAGCAGATAGCAGGAACTTTGCCTAAGGGCTACAATTATCAGTTGGGTAAGCCTAGCTCTGCCTTGAAGTTCGCAGGAATCGAAGATTTGCCTATTGAACTTTCTAGCAGAACTCTTGAAGTAAAGTCGAGCAAAGACTACAAGAGTAATCATCCATTTGATTTGAACTCTGTGAAGAATCTTCCGGTAGCCATTCAACGCCCGGTAGCTATATTCGATAGTGAGTATGAGGATGGACGTAAGGTTATTCTTACAGAGTTGAAGGATGGTAAGGGACATTCCATTATTGCTGTTCTTGGTCTTCGTAAACTCAGAGGACGCAATTATGCAGAGGTGAACAGTATTATCAGCCTTTATGGTAAGGATAGTAGTGTGAGAATTGCTAACTGGTTTGACAGTAAAAATCCAAATGGATTGGGACTGGATAAGAATCTTTGCCGATGGGCAGATACGAAAAAAGCGTCTGAGTGGCTGACGAACAATGCATCCAACGTGCACTCGGTTGGTCTTTCCCTCAAACGCATTGCAAAGGTAATAAATTCTTTTGTAAACAATCAATTTCCAGAAGAAAATTTGCTTTTGAAGCACAATTTTGGTGATGTTTTGGGTAATTCCGAAGGTATTTCTATAGAAAATATGGGAAAAGTTGCTGATTCGGTGGTGAATACAGCCAATAAGCTGGGTGGTGCTGAGGCTACTGTTTATTCTTCTTTGGATGATGTGCCTGAGGAATATCGCTCAGAGGTGGAGCAGGGAGCCAAGGGATGGTACGACCCGGAGACTCATAGCGTGCATGTGTATCTGCCTAACTGTACTGATGCCGATGAGGCTCAGAGAACCGTCTTCCATGAGAAGATAGGACATGAGGGTATGGAAGTGCTGCTTGGTGGTGAGCAGGGCGTGAGAAAGTTTGCGGACTTCGTATATAAGTCTGTAGATAAGAAGACGAGGGGTAAGATTCTCGACTTCGCTCATCAGTATGATCCAGGTTGGAACAATCCTGACCGCATCAATATCGGCACGCAGGAGTATATCGCCCATCTTGCAGAGGAGGGTCCGACTACAGCCGAGAATTTTTCTCTGTGGACTAAGATAAAGCATTATCTCATCAAGGTGCTTAAGAAATTGGGCATCCGTGTTCCTGGACTTCTGAACGACAAGGATTTGAGATATTACCTAATGAAGGCTGGTAAGGCTCTCCACGTTTGGGACAATATGCCGAAGGAGAAGCAGGAGGCTATGATGGCACAGGCTAGCAATGCCGAAATCAAGGATGCGCTAGCTGATGGTGCTGGCAAGGGCAAGCCGAGACAGAAGAAGGGCGAGAGTGCCATCCAATACATGAAGCGAGTGATGGAATGGAAGCGATGGAAGGAAGCCCGAGAGGATAAGGAAGACCCAGAGCCACCTATGTTCTATGACTTCGATAAGGATGCCGAGGGCAAGAAGGAATGGGAACGCCTTATCAAGGAGAACCCTATGGCTGATATGTTCGCCTTCGAGAAGCAGAAGCAGGACGAGGCTAGACAGAAGTATGAGGACTGGCTGACTAGACACGAACTGAACGAGCAGAACGATGCCGACCTAGACTTGTACGAGGGCAAGATATACCCAGCCGAGACCAATCCGGAGGCTGATGCCCTGGAGCAGCGAGTGATGCAGGACTTGGCAGAGGTGACCAGTACCGATGTGAGCAAGGAGGGAGCTGCAACCACCGTGAAACATGCGGTTATCCATCGTAGAAAGAATATGGAGGAGGCTAGCGCAGACGATGCCATCTATATCAATGATGTGAAGAACAGCATCGAGAAGATGGCTGAGAGCGGTGCTTTCGATAAGTTGCTTTCCGACTACCAAGGCAAGCCAAACAAGGCTGAAAAGCTAGCTGAGGCTATACCTTATATAATAGAGGCACCTAGAAGATTGCGTGACCTAGCGCACGACTTGAACGCTACTGGTGCTTTTGATAAGGGACATATTCATATCCAGCCAGCTGATGTTGAGGCTATCCAACCTTTCGTTGCAGACTTGATTGCTGAGACTGGGAAGAAGCATACCGAGCTGAAAGATGGCAAGAAGGTGGAAGTATATGATGAACCGCAGGCCGTGGGTGAGGTGGCTAGCAAGATGGCACAGGCTATCAATGCCAATCATCGGGGTGAGGAAGGTTTTGTTCCTATTGACGGAACGGACATTCTTAGCGAGCATGTATTGCCACTGGTGATGCAGCAGATAGTGCCTGAGGGTATCGATTACAAGAATCTCTCTCCTGAAATGAAGGCTACCCTTGATTCTATCAGAGACTGGTATAACTATACCTACGACTGGTTGAAGGATAATCGCACCTTAAGAGAGGACACCGGGTATAATGTTGACTATGTAAACCATATCTGGGATAAGGAGAAGAGCGACAAGCAGGCTTATGCAATGTATGTGGAGAACAGACAGCGCACAAAAAGCCCTAACGAGAAGCCAAGAACTATCAGTACACTGATGGAGGGTGTCAGCGTGGGACTTGTGCCTAAGACTACCGACATCACCAAGATGATGGCTTACTACAGCAGAAGCAATATCGAGGCTTGGGCTAACAAGACGATGCTCCAAGAGGTGAGCGGACTGAACGTAATCGAGCGCAACGAGGACGGAGAGATTATTTCTTCTGATCCACTGCTTTCTTCGGTTGCACCTTTCAACTTGGAGCAATACAAATACTTCGAGATTCCAGGTGTGGGTCCTGTATGGGTATATAATGTATCGCCTAAGCAGATGAAGGTGAAGAACCCTATCACTGGCAAGGATAAGGTGCTCTATTCGGAGGCAAGTGCAGGGGATAGATTCGGAGTTGTATTCGATACCTATCAGTCAACTCCTTTCTGGAAGGGTTTTGACACATTGGCATCGAGCATGAAGAAGTTGGAGCTTGGCTTCAGTGGATTCCATGCAGGAGCCTTGACGGAGGTTTATATGGTACAAAATATGGTGGAGTTTGGTCCTAAGAAGGCTATGGCCAACTTTATGAAGTATATCTTTGTAGATACGATGAAGAATCATCAGTTGCCTTGTTTTGCAAATCCTGAGGATTTCCAAGAGGCTGCTAGCCATCTGGTGAAGTTCGGAGCGACCAACGACTATGCAGCAGCGGATGTGCAGAACATGTTCGACAATTGGCGTGATTTTGCCCAAAAGTTGCAGCAGAAGTTGGAAGAGCGTGGAAAAATAGGAATGGCAGTAGGTACAGCAACAATTCCTTTCGAAGTAGCCACACAGATGGTTTCTATGCTAAACAAAGGCATGGATGTAGCCTTGTGGGACTTCTTGCACGATGGATTGAAACTTGCAACCTATCGTATGCGTGCGGATAGAACTAAGGAACGTGCAAAAAAATACGGATGGACGGACGAGCAACTGGGTAAAGCCCTGGATGAGGACGGACAGTTTGTGAACGATATGTTTGGAGGTCAGCACTGGGACATCGTTGGAGCAAGTCAGCGAACAATAAGAATTGCAGGAAGATGCCTACTCTCTCCAGATTGGAACAAATCAACAACTAGCCATTTCCTGGCTATTACAGGTTTTGGGTCAGTATGGAACGAGGCGACCTTTGAGAACTTCAAAAACTACTACAAGAATGTGTGGGCAGCAACAAGAGGAAAAGGCAAGCTAACGCCTGACGATTGGGGAAGATTGTCAAGACAACTTTCAGCCTTGCTGTGCTACGGAATCGGTTTTATGATATTCTATGAGGGATTCGCCAATGCTTTCAATGCAGCCTTCCGTGCCCTGGACGAGGAGAAGGAGCGCAAGAAGGCTGAGGAGTTGAGGAAGACCAACCCTAACTACCGTAGCCCTTACGAACTGGCTTATCCAGATGGCATGAAGTGGTATGACTATCTGATGAGGGGAAACAGCCTAGGACAGCAGAGCAAAATCTTTATGGGCAGATATGCGGACGGAACGGAAATGTATATCCGACATGGTAAGCAGTTCCGAGAGGTGCCTGAATATCTCTTCAACCATAAGGGAGAACTAGAGTTCCCTGGCCCTATGGTGCAGCGAATGATAGGCAAGGCGAACCCGATGGTGAGAATGACCTTGGACGATATAAACTATCTGAGCGACTTCCAAGCCAGCCATGCTGACCAAGAGATACAGAGAAAGTATGGCAAGACTATCGGACTGCTCTACAAGGATGCGCTCTACTGGGCACCGTTCTTGATACCGAGCCAAGAGAACAAGGAGTTTAAGGCGGTGGACTTCTTCTTCCCATCCTCAAAGGGATTCTCTCCTTGGAAGGCTCAGAGCTACTTCAAGGACTTCATCCTGAGCGGTGACATGGAAGGCGTGGTAATGACCTACCAGAGCTGTGAGCGCAATGGCATTGACCCAGAGGAGCAGATAAAAGCAGCCATCGGTAGCGTGAAGGCACTGGAGAGTGCAGAAATGAAGGATGGCATTACTTCATTGCAGGTGGCTAGCGAACGCTTTGATGCAGCCAAGAGTATCACGGAAAAGAAGAAAATGCGCCAGAAGATGAAGAAATTCCTCTCTCAGAGCGACTACAAGGCATTCACCCAGAAGGAGGCACTAGACATGGTGCAGAGCTACCTGAATGGGGAGGATGATTTGAAGGAGATGGAAAAGGCTGAAAACAAGTACTTGATGAAGGCGAAATCGGAGGATGTGACAGAGGACTGGAGAATACAGGCTGTATGGAACGGAACGATGGAAACCTACGATGAGTATCTACGCTTGAAGGATGTTGACAAGGCGAAGGCAAACGCCTTCAAGAACAGCAAGACCAACAAGCGACTGTTTGCAGCGAGAAAGGCTATCTCTGCTGCCAAGAAGAAGATGAACAAAGCCAAGAAGCAAATGGACGGTCAGAACGATGCCGCCAAAATGGTGGAGATTCGCAAGACCAGAAAGGAGCTGATTGAAACATTAAACGGAATGGAGTAGTCCGGCATGATAAAAGCTACGAGGGCTTACTCGATACTCAGAAAAAGAAAAGGGACTTGCTTCACAGCGAGTCCCTTTTTGATAGTCGTAAAATTCTAAATTCCAAATAAATTATATTTTTGTAAAAAAATGAAATCGTATTTTGAAGATGTTGGAGCGATGACTAACCTATCTGGGCGGGTCCGTTGGCTTCTGCCTTCTTTGGTGTTGCCCAGCGTATGTAATCAGCCATGCTGTCGTCCATGCGCTGCTGCTCACTCTTCGGATTCTCCTTCTTTTCCTTTCCCCAAAGGCGTCTGGCAATATCATCCAAACACCACTGCCAATCGTCTCGAAGGGTGATAACCTTGGAGCTTGGCATGATGGTGACATCTGCCTTTGGTGGGTCAACATGCTTTGTGTTGCCATCCTTATCGGTCTCTTCCTTGGTGTAGATAGAGGAGAATGGTACATTATTGTCGTTAAGGAACTTTTCCACATCCTCCTTCTTGTTGTCACAGAGAAGAATGCTGACGGAAACCTTATTCTTCTTCAAGGTGGTGAGGGCTTCTTTCGCCTTGCCTACCAGGGAGAGGTTGCCTTTATCATCCTTGGTGATGACGCAGGCTTCGTGAACATTGATTGATTTACTCATACTATCTAATATATTAGAAATTCTACATTTAAAAGAATTGCGGAACAAAAATAAGGGGAAAATATGAGAAAGTAATGTTAAGTTGCGCAACTTATCACTAAGAAGTGAGAAAAAGGCGGTATTTTTGGCGAAAAATTAAGAATTATGCCAGATAATCGTGTTATAAATGATATTTCGAACTATGCCGAGCCTGGACCTGACTCCCTGGAGGGAGTGAGCAGGGAGCGGTTTGCCCAGACGGACAGCAACCTTCGGCTGATAGAATGGGCTTGCCAATACTTCTATGATGGCGCAGAGCTGAGAAAGAAGTGGAAGCGAGCGCAGGACTTCGTGATGGGCAGACAGCTGGAAGAACTGATAGAGTGGAACGGCAGAAAGATAAGCATCCGTCAGTATATGGAAATGAAGGGTATGCCTATACTGGAATATGATGTGATAGGTGACAAGCTGCTTTCTCTCGTAGGACTTGTGCGCCAGCAGCGCAGTACAGCCTCTTGCAGTGCTGTAGACCCCAACGAGGAGGACTATATCAATTTCTTCAATGAATACCTTCGGCAGAACGACAACTTGAACGACCGACAGGAGCTAGATGCCAGAATGTTTTATGCCTTCTGTGTCTTCGCCTTCGTGGGCATGAAAACCTACTATGGCAGGAAGGACGGCAAGAATGGTATATTTGACTACATGGTGGACATCTTTAAGATAGCGTTGCCACCTTTCTTCAAGTATGACCTGAGCGACATAGAATTTATCGCTGAGGCTCACGATTTGACTTGGCGAGAGATAATCGCTACCTTCACCGATGGAAGCAAGGCTGAGGTGGACAAACTGAGCGAGATATATCTACAGACACAGCATCATTTCGCTCCCGAGCAGACTTATCACCCGAATGGTGAAGCGCAGTATGCCGGGATAGACGATTTCACCCATTCTTCGGTAATCGGCAAGTACAGGGTATTGGAGATATGGACGAAGGAGACTAGACCAGCCATCTGGGTGCATGACTGGGATGCAGGAACTAGCGGATATGCCTCTCCCGACCAACGAGCTTTCTACGAGGAGAAGAAGCGGAAGCTAGAGGAAGCCAACATCATGAAGGACGAGAACGGTCTGCCTGTGCTCGATGAGAACGGTGAGCCTATCTATTATGTGGACCCATCAGAGCTTAAGACCATCGAAATGAAGGATGAGGTTGAGACCTATTGGTACAGAAGATACCTAACTCCGAATGGCTATCTGCTGGATGCGAGGGAATCGCCTTACTATGTTCTGAGAGACGGTTTCAGAACTTCCATCATGCCATATACCTTCGTGGCATATCCTTGCCTGAATGGCGAGGTAAGAAGTTTCTCGATGCGTGCCGAGAACAACCAGCGTACCTTGAACCACTATATGATGATGATAAACTTCATCGTAGCGAATGGTGCCAAGGGTACGATGCTTGTGGATGAGAATGCTCTGAGCGAAAAGCAAAGCATCGATGAAATGCAAGTGAATTATACCAAAACAGATAGCATCATCTTGTGGAACTCCAAAAACGGAGGCAAGCCACCGCAGACTTTGGTCAACAAGAGTATTCCGGCAGGAGTTGACTTCATGGTTAACTTCGCCAAGACCATGGCAAGTGAGGGTACAGGTGTGCAGGGTGCTCTGCAAGGCGTTCATCGCAACACTAGCGGTAAGCAATACCAACTGGAAAGGGAAAGTTCTTCTACCACAATACAAGATTTTGTGGAGAGTTTCAATAACTTCAAGGTGAGAATCGCCAAGAAGAAGCTGTATCTCATACAAGAGTTTTGTACCTCAGCGGATAGCGTGAAACTGACAGGGGACGATTTCGAGACACATTTCAATCCAGAGACCATGAGGGATATGGATTTAGATGTTTCCATCGACTTGGACGCTTATAGTCCACTTATCAGAAATGCTAATAACGATATGGCTTGGCAGATGATGGTTAGCGGTAAGATGGACCCATATACGATGCTTACCGTAGGACAATTCCCTGGTACTAGCAGAATGAAGAAGTACTTCAAGGAACAGCTAGAGAAGCTACAGGCGATGCAAGCGCAGCAGCAAGCGAATGGCGAAATGCCTACAGCAGGAGCTGGACACCAGCAGGCAGGTACGCCAGCAACACACCTGAAAGATGCAAGCGATGGTGTAAATGACTTGGCAACTTTGCCATCATCGGGCACATAAAAGGAAAGTTCTTAGAATCATAATAAACTCGTAAGTTTTTAGTTAGTAGATTGTTTTTAGGTTTTAGTTTAAAGGTAAAAAGATAAGGAAGAGGAGACCGTGATGGCTTTCTCTTCCTTTTGTTTTGTGTGGGCTTAAGCTATACCATATTTCTTCTTGTAGGAGCGTAGCTTTTCCATCGGGACGGAAACACGATACATGTAATAGTCTTGCCACTGCTTCAACTTCTTGGCTCTAACCTTGTTGTCGGCATCGCAGCCGATTGCTCCCCACTTGGATGGCGTGTAGTAGAAAGATGCAGCCTTGATGTCTTCAACGTTCTTGAAGTAGCGTGTAGCCTTCCACTTGCCAAGCTGAACCAGGCGACGGTAGGCGAGCATACCCTTGCGGTTGGGGTCGTAGGTCATGATAGCCCAATCCTTGTGAGACTGGTCGTAGAGCATGTAGAAGCGAGGCGCACCACCTTCCTTGTACTTAGCAAGGGTGGCTTTCACTCCCTTCTGCCACATACGAGTGGAGCGGAAGAGTTCGATACGAGTAACAATAGGCTGGTAGATGGTTATGACCATCTTACGCAGCAGGTTTGAATAACTTTGTTTCATTTTTCTTTTTACTTTTAATTGTTAACTTATATGGACAGGCGATAGAATCGCCTGGAACGGTGGCTCAGGGAGAGGGCTAGCTGCCACCACCTATGCCTGACAGCTCGGCTACTACAGGTGGGCGGTTGCGGAGGCGTTCACGCTCTATCTCTGCCTTTGAACGGAATGGAACGATTTCAGGTGCTGGCATATCCTTCTCCACGTAGAGGGCGATAGCTCTAGCCATCACACGGTCATCGTGCTTGCCAGCAATGGCACCATAGCAGTCGTTCTGCTTGTAATAGAGGAAGTAGGTGCATTCATCAATGGCTGCAAGTTCTCGCTCCATATAGCCACCGTCTCGGATGATGCGTGCCATGGTCTTCACTACTGCCACCTTGGTAGCCTTGTTAGTATTGAATCCCCATTTCATCTCTATGTTCTTCACCTTCTTCAACTTGGACTGAGAGGCACTATACAGGTTGCTGTAGAGAGGGATGAGGATAGGGAAGAACAGCTCAGACTGGTTGCCCTCGGTGTTGTTCATACGAGAGTAAGCGGTATTGTTCTCGACAACCAGGAAGGCATCATTAAAGAAATGAGCAATCTGGGCGCAACGCATGGCGAGTTGGTCGGCATCGCAGTGACCATGCCATTCGGCTACAATCTCGGGAACACCACCATAGATTTCATCGTAGCGGTCGAGCACCACGATGTCGGAGAAGTCGGAGGTTTTATGTGAACCACCAATATCGCAGGCTACAACGTAACGGTGCTTGACAATCTCGGAGTTATCGGGTCCAGCCCAAACTTTGAGAGGTCCACCAGCACGCTCCACAAATCGAATATTGTTCATACAAGCATCATCGGCAGCATCGTAGGAATCGCCCTCGATGTCGCCCACCATGATAGGCTCGATGCCCTTGCAGTCCTCTTCCATCTCCTTCAACTTGTAAGGGTCGAAGACGGTAGTGCCAGAGAACAGGAAGGCTTCCACATCATCGGAAGGGTACTCTTGGCGCATACCATCCAAGTCGCTATACTTCTTGCACTCATTCACATACCAATGGATGCCTTCGAGGGTTGCACCCTTGATTTCCCAAAGCCACCAGAAGTAAGAGCCATGATATTGCTCATCCTCACGATTCTTGTAGAGCCAAAGAACGAAATCAATCTTTTCTTGCTCAGACTTGAAAGGAAGGATATACTTCTCGATGTCGAACCATGGAACGAAGTAAGGGGTATAGATGGAAAGGCGATTGCCGTCCTTGTCGAAAGAGTTGGCACGCACCCATTCATCATGGAACTCATTTTCACGCCCATTTGGGGTAGACTCACGCACGATGAAGCTGTAAGGTCTCGTAACATTGATAGGCGAGATTGCTGCATTGACAACCTTCTGTGGAGTCCACTCTGTAGTGTTAGGGAAAAAGGCTTCCTCGGTGATGTGAGCCATAGCTGCATCGGCAGAACGGCAGGACTCAGGGTTACGAGCCGAACCAGTCTGTATCTTGCAGGAGCGAGGGATGAGGTACTTGATATTGTTCTGAGTGCTTGATGTGCGGAGTTTGCGAGAGTCTTCCTTGAATGTCTCTCCAATCTCATAGTAGAGCCATGTAGGGATGGCATTCGCCAATTTCTCGTACATATCGAACACCTGGGTAGCAGATGAAGACTGGTGACCGATGATGTTGCTATTCCAGTTTGTCTTCCAGAACATCTGAATCCAGAACATGTAAACCTCGGTATCAGTAGAACCACCCCATTGGCGACACTTCAAGAGGATAATCAAGATACTGTGCAGCTCACCATGAAGGCGTTGCCGTTCGAAATCCTTGGTGAGACCTATCTGTGCATGGTTGAGAAGGAAAGGTATATCATCGCCACCATCCTTATTCTTGATTCGGGCATAGGCATAGGCGAAGAAATAAAAATCGTGCTTGCAGCGCAGACGGATGAGATAGCGGAATACTGCATCGCGTGCCTTTTCTTGATCCAGGTCTGCCATGTACTTCTCGCAGAAGGCAGAGATAGAACCGCACTTGATGATGGCGCAGAACTTCTTTTCCTTCAACATTTCAACAGGAAGCCAAAGTTTCTTGCCCTTCAAGAAATCCTCAATGACACACTCGAAGCGAAGACCAGGGGCATTCTCTCCAGTAATGGGACGATAAGTAGCGAGGAGGCTTGTGAGCCTTCTCTTATCTTCCTCTAGAATCTCTTTGAGCTTCTTATCGGACAGTTGCTGCTGAGGTCGTACCTTCATTGTCTGGAATGTTGAATGTTAAATGTTGAGTTTTTGAGATTTGCGAATGAATCTTTCTGCCTTGGCATAGATGAATCCGATGGCAAAGAGGATGAGGTGATAGATGCCAGCTATGTGAGGGAGGAGGCATCCAATCACTAAGAGGATGAGCATCTGCCAGAAGGCTAAGCGTTTTCGCCTGTAGAGCCACGGAGCGGTGAAGCCCATGAAGAAGGAGATAATGACCGATGCGCCCAAGACCGGGAGGGACGGATAATAAAGGAAGGAGAGAGCCACGGATGCACCCCATGAAGCCAGCACTCGATGGAAGCGGAACTGACGATGCACCATAAGGAGGCACCAGGCATTAACAGCCCAATGGATGAAGTTGGCATGACCGAACATGTAAACGAAATGGGAGTATTGAGGCGAGGATGGCGACACAGCAAGATTGGCGTGCAGCGGAATGATGAAAGCCATCAGGAGAACGATGAGGAGTGTTATATATAATGTACGCATAATGAATGAGAGTTTTATCGAGTGATGAATGATGTTTTCTTATTGCGGAAATAATTGTTGATTTTCATCTGTATGTAGCGAGGAGCCATCCCCATGTTGGGCGCAGGGAGGTCTAGGCACACATACACAAGATGCTTGGTGTTGTATTCCTTGTATTGTTCCATCTGACGGAGGCGCAAGAAATCCTGATAGAAGGCTTCGAAGAGCTTTTCCTTCATGGCTTGGTATTTGCCGAACTTAGGCTTTTTCCCCTTGATGCGCTTGCAAACATACCGATAGGCTGTGCTATCAGCGAGATAATAACAAGAGGCTGGCATCTTGGCGATGTAATCGCATATCTTAGCCATGGTGGTAGGATATTCTACCATCCTCTTGGCCTTACGAAAGAGCAGAAACATTTCCTGGTCTCTTTTAAGGTAAATTTCGGATATGGAATTTAGATGTTTCATGCCAACAAAATTAATTCATCAAGATGCAGAACTTATCACAAAGTAATGCGAAATTTTGCTTAATTTAGCACACAAATATTAAAAACGAACGCTTATGGCAAAAGAAACGATTGATAATCAGAATGTTAAATCAAAGCGAGATTCTTTCAGAGAGCGTCTTGCTCAGCGTTATCCCGACCTGAATATGGACGATGATGAGGCTGTTTATAACCAAATTGCGACCGATTACGACCAGTACGACCAAAGCAAGAAAAGGATGGACGACTTCAACAATATGCTGAAAGAAAATCCTCATGCGCCTGGGCTGGTGACAGGTCTCATTACAAAGAAAAATGCCGATGGTGGCGACTTCAACCTTATCGACTACTTGATAGACGAGCTAGGACAAGACTACATCGAAGCCATCAATGGTGACGAGGAGGCTAGGAAACGCTTGAAGACTAGCGAGAAGGAAAAGCTTGCAGCCAGTGAGAAGCTAGCCAAGGGCAAGGAGACTCTTGCAGCCAACATGGAGCAAGAGGATAAGGAGCTGGATGCTGCCATGAAGGAAGCCAAGATTAAGCCCGAGGCTATCAAGGACTTGATAGAGTGGATGTATAAGCGCAGCGATGATGGCGAAGACCACGATGATGATGGATTCGTATGGCGTGCTGCCCGGTATGGCTTGAAGAAGGCAGACTTCTTGCGTCTCTTCCAAATCAAGGACTTCGACAAGGCTGTGGCTGATGCCGAGGAACGTGGCTACAAGCGTGGCAAGAACGAGAAAATCGACCAACAGAAGCAGCTACATGATGGAAGACAGGGTGGCAAGCGGAACATCAACATCAATGGTGGCGGTGGTGCTCCTTCTCTTCCAAAGGAGAAGAGCCGAACCGAACAGGTGTATAGCCAGATGGTTGGAATGTAGCTCTTATCAATTAAGAATTTATAGTTAATAATTAATAGTTTAAAAAATTGTAGATTATGAAACAGTTTAAGAAATGGTTTGGATTCATGATGGCGATTTTCGTCATGATTCTGAGTGGTGGCAGCTCTTATGCTATGGCAGAAACTCCTCCTAATATTCCAGTAGGTGAAGGTGGCGGTGGTCCTACAGGTCCAACAGATGGACCGGGCGTAGGTGGCACGGGTCCAAAGTGGCAGGGTGGAAGCCAAGAGCAACAGGAGAAGATGAGCAACTGGGACTACTATGTGGCTCATGTGAACCCTACTGTGGTGGAAATGAAGCTGGAGAGTTGTCCAATCGACCAGATTCTTCGTGCCTCGAAGCGAATGACTCCTGTGACCAGCAACCGCATCGAGTATTATTCCATCGGTCAGCGACCAATCAAAACCAAGCTGACGGAGAAGCTGGCTAAGACCACAAATGGTGGCTCTGTGACCTTGAAGGTGGAGAACCCTACGGTATTCGGTGTAGGTGACATCCTGATGATTAATAGCTGTCTTGGCTATAAGGACAATGGTACTGACCGGAGCACATTGATTCCTTTGCAGTTGCGTGTTACTGATGTTGATAATGATGGAAACCCAACTTGCTATGCACTGAACGGTAAGAAGAACAACAGTCGTGGTAATCGTGACATTCCAGATGATATTGCCGTAGGCACTGTGGTAATGCGCCTTGGTAGAGCCGCAGGTGAAAAAGAGGTAGAGACAGGCAGCTACTACTCTATGCCAGACAAGAGCTTCCAGTATTGCCAGCGATTCATCATGCAGGTGGAGGAGTCTCTTATCGACCGTATGAGCAAGACCCAGGTGCAGTGGGACTTCACACGCCAGGAGAAGATGGCTATGGACGATATGCGCCAGGGGCAGGAGCTGAGCGGACTGTTTGGCTATCGCTCTATGTCGAATGGTGGCAAGGATGTAGGTCTTGTTTATACCATGGGTGGCATCTTCTGGGAAGCAGGTAAGGATTTGCAGATTGGACACTGGGAGCCAAAGATGCGTAAGCAGGCTGATGGTACTCTTGTGCCTGTAACCGTAAAAGTGACCGTACCTGATGAGACTTCTTCCGGTACGAAGGAAGAGACCAAGCAGGTATATGAGTATGTGATTAGCGAGAAGGAGTTGACCCAGTTTATTGCATCCATGTTGAAGGGTGCAGGTAACTCTAGCCGTACCAAGTTGCTCTTCGTTGACAACCTAATTTATCAGGCATTTGCGAACCTCCGCTCTAACAAGCGTATCATTACACAGACCGAAAAGGACTACCAGGGATGGAAGCTCGACTTCGAGAAGTTTGAGAGCATGGGAACTAAGATTCTCATCTATCGCCACGATGCCTTCAACAGTTGGGGTATGGACGGTAGAGCCTTCTGCTTGGATGCTCGTTATCTCGACAAGTATGTATTCGGAACTTGGACACGAAGAGAGTTTAATGCCAAGGACTTGCTGATTCGCAACACCGCAGGTGTTGTAATGGAGGAGTATAGCTGTTGGGTTCTGACATTTCCAGATGCCCATGCCCGTGTATCTCGTCCTACCTTCACTGAGGACGGTGTGACCGATGAGCAGATTTTGGAGGCTGCTTAATCATCGCAAAGGGAACTGATAGTTTTCTAACATATATCAAAACTCGGGGATAGTTGAGGCTGAAATGGTCTCGCTATCCCTTCACCCATAAACACAAAAGATATGTATAGATTTGTAGCAAACAGTATGCTCATCTTTGTGGTGACTCTGCCTAGCGGACTTGTGAAGAGCGTGGAGTTTGAGAGGTGCAGTAACAATGCTTATTCTTACCTCACGGACAACAAGCAGGTGGCTGACTGCATCAGAAAGCATCCGTTAACGAAGGCTGGACGCATCAAGGATGAGAGTCTGCCCGAGGAGGAACAGGTGCAGCAACATGAAGAAGAGCAGATGAAGGACGATAACGCCCTTCGCTTCGAGAATATCACCAAGGCTAAGAACTATCTCCAGAAGACCTACAAGGTGGATGTAAGGAAACTGAAATCGCCTGAAAGTGTGAAGGAGAAGGCTAAGGAACTGGGTATGGTGATTGAGTTTTAGTTTATAGTTTATAATTTATAGTTAATAGGTTTCTTGCTTATGGAAGTTCTTATGAGTGACCTTGTAAAGGAAATGAGGCTTGCGCTGGACGAGGTGAAGCATGATGAGCAGAACGATGTCTTTGCCGATGATTCGGACGAGGAAATGAAACAAGCTATCGAGACTGCTGCACAGCAGCTTTTGCTGCAAGCACCACCGCAGATGCTACAGCCCAAGAGGGTAGTGGCATCGCTAAATGAAAGCGGTAAACAAGATTATGATGCCATTCAGACAGAATACACTGATGGGCATGGTAGCCTTGTGATACCTGATGATTGGCTGAGGCTGGTGGAGCTGAGGCTGAAAAGTTGGTCTTCCTCGTTGGTGGCTTTGATGGACCCAGGAAGCAAGGAGGCTCAGATGCAAGCCTCTCGATGGACTAGGGGGACACCGCAGAAGCCGAAGGGCATGATAACCGTTTCGCCTACTACAGGAAAGCGAGTACTGATGTACTGGACTGCCGGAAGGTATTCTGCTAACCATGATATGCCTACAAACAAGGTGTATGACCATGAAGTGGAGCTATTCACATACCTTCCTTATCAAAAGGTGGAGGATGTGCTTGAAAAGGATGGGAAAACGGTGAAAGACCAGGAAATCATCCTAGCCCTGACTGACGAGTGTAAGAAGTATCTCATCTATCGTGCCATCTCTATCTTCTTGATAAGTAAGAAGGAGAGTGAACTGGGCGAGAAGTATAACCAATTATCACAGATTTAACAAGATATGGCTAATGATATAGACAAAACAAGTCCTCACTACAAGGGGGAGTTTGGCAGTATTTACGAGGTGAACCAGAAGTTTCCTTCGGGAGGCGTGGAAGGTGACTACGTGGCTATTGATGGCTGGGCGCATTACTGGAATGCGGACAGAGGAACTTGGTGCGTGAACGCACAGAGAGATAGCTACTGGGATGAGCTGATAACTGGCATCATCAACAAGCTGAAACTGTTTAAGGGTGCTACGTATATGGGCGTTGCAGGTGTAAGTACCGTACCAGAGAAAATAGCAGGTGTGAAGATGTATTACTTTGCCAAGGCTGCTGGAACATATAGCGGTTTTGGCGGTTTGCAGCTTGCTCAGGGCATTAATGTACTTTATACGGACAATGGCACATCGTGGTCTGCTACGCCTCTCCTGGAGGTGGCGCAAGAACTTGGTGTGAGTACAGAAAAAGTAATGAGTCAAAAGGTCGTTAATACCGAGCTTGACAAGAAGGCAAACAAGGCGGATATGGACGTTGAACTTGGCAAGAAGGCAAACAAGGCGGATATGGACGTTGAACTTGGCAAGAAGTTCGACAAGGAGAGTGTTGCCCAGGAGTCTGGAGATTCCGAGGAACTAGTTATGTCTCAGAAAGCCGTGAGTTTATCACTCTGTGACTTGTCAGGCAGCGTAAACGACATTAAAATAGGGCATAATATTATTACACCTTTTTCTGTTATAGACTTTGCTATTAATGATAATGCGACTTGGAATAAAGGTGAAGGGTATGCTAAAAGTATAGCAATTCCTATAAAAAGTAGTTCTAAAATTACAATTACAGCGAATGATTTTTTTAATGCTATATACTCTATTACGAAAAATCTTGATGACATATCAAACCTTGCAAAAGTTAATCTTGCTGAAGGTATGGAACCTAGAAATTATATAGTTAAAGAAACATCAAAAGCTATAACTGTACCTTCTGATGGAAAATATTTAGTTGTCACTTTTGTAATAGCGAAAGAATATTCTGAATATAAGCCAAAAGAAATCATTGTTGATGGTTTTAATATATTGTCTTCAACCAAGGACATTTACGACCAACATGTTGCTGAATTGGCGACAAATAAACAAGAATTAGATATACAGAAATATGGTAATATTAAATCTGTAATAGATTCAGTTGGTGTTTTTTACAACACTAACTATGTACCATATTTTTTTAATGGTACTTCTATAGTTAAGTCTGGAGATAGCCAATATAAAGGATTTGTATTTCCAATAGAATATAATTCAACTTACATGTTCGAGGGGAATACTGCTAGTGGTCTATTGCTTGAAAATTTAGATTTTAGCAAGTTCTTGGAACAAACAACTCTGAATAATTATGTATTAAATAAAACACAAATTATAAAAAATAGTACTGCAAAATTTATATTTGTGACCTCAACAGACAGCTATATATCTATTAAAAAGATAGAGAATACACACAATAATCAAATAAAAGACCTTTCATTTTTTATGAAAGAGTTTTTTGGTTCGTGCATATACGATAATATTTTTAATTTCTATTATGATGGTTCAACCATTGTAGAAACAAAAGATTCAGCATATAAAGCTATTGTTATACCTGTCGAAGCTAACAAAACTTATTATACGTATAAAAGCAAATATGTTAATTGTTTACTTTGTAAAGCTGAGCCAAAGGTAAATTCTGTAAACATAGAGAAAACATATCCATATACAGAGAACACCGAAATTAAAACGTCTGATGAATCTAAATATATTCTTTTCACTATTGATTATACTAAGAATAAATATGTATATTTAGGAACGAAGAAAATGCTAAACGTTGTTTGTGCAGGTGATTCAATAACAGAATTTTCAAACGGATTTGACAAACAGAAAACATATCCGGAATATATTGAAGATTTTTATGGATTTAATGTTGTAAATATAGGGATTGGTGGTACTAGATTTTGTTCTAGAGTAAGGAATATAACTTCTCCTATACAAAATTCGGATAATGCGTATGCTATGTTAGATTTTCAAAATTTATCGGATGCTATTGTCAGTAGAGATTTTACATTAGTAGATGAGGCTACAGCTTATGTTAAAGAGCATAATAAAGATGATAATACAGAAATAATCAATAGATTAAAAGCTATAGATTGGGGAAAAGTTGATGTATTAACTCTTGCTTTTGGAACAAACGATGTACTTGACACAATGGGTAACTATAGTGATATGGATAATAACACTATGTGTGGAGGTATTAATTATATAATTAAGAATATACTTACAAAGTATCCTAAAATTTCTATAATGCTAATCGCCCCTAGTCATCATGCTCATAATGTAACAATTCCAAATGATTATAATGCTAATAAAGATAATATTATCTATGATGAGGACTATGTGTCAGAAGGTGGTCATACAAACAAAGAAAAGGGAGAATTAATAGAAAAAGTAGCAGAGTTTAATCATATCCCTTGCTTGAATCTATACAAGACTGGTGGATTTAACAGATACAATCATAAACAATATTATTGTGGTAATAATGGTTATTTGTATGATGGAATTCATCCTTGGACTGGGTTTGAGTATTTAGGACGTAAAATCGGAGCTTTTATTAAGGCTCAATTATAGCTAAGAAAGGGAAACCGTATGTATATATCATCAAGAAAGATAGAGTGGTTCTTCCCCTTACCAACATTAGTGAGAAATCAAAATCCTGATTGGGGAGTAGCTTTCCTTTGGAGAGTTTACTGGGTTGTTTGAACTCTAAGTAGCTGACTTTAGAAATTTAAAAGTAAGATAATATGAAGAAGAAACAATTACATGAAGCACTAGCAGTGCTTCTGACCAAACTATCATCGGCAAGGGACAATCCCTTGCTGATGGATAATTACGTGACGAAAGCGTTGCGCACGGTTCTTTTGGATTTCAAGGAATCGGGCGAGCTTTATGCCGCCTACAAGGAGCAGATACATTCCACCATGAAAAGTGATAATCCGATAGGTATGCTGATGAAATCGATTGGCGGTGATACCTCCATCAAGGAGAGTATGACAGATGAAGCCATTGAAGGCATGGTAGACTCAATGTTGGGAGAATAAACTATGAAGGATTGGACAGGAAATAGAAAGAGTATGTTCGTGACTTTGGGAGCATCCAACCACACGGACAAGGAACGTGAGAGTAATGACTTTTACGCTACTGACCCTATAGCCATTGATAAACTGGTGACAGTTATACAGCTTCCTCATAAGATTTGGGAGTGTGCTTGTGGTACTGGGTGTTTATCTGACAGATTAAAAGACTTTGGGCATGATGTTATCTCCACTGACCTTGTGAATAGAGGCTATGGGGGGGCAAGCGATTTCTTGGTAACCACCGAACTGCCGAACGATTGTGCTTGCATCCTTACCAATCCGCCATACAAGTTTGCTCTGGATTTCATCAAGCACAGTTTGGAACTCCTTCCTGATGATGGACTTTGCATCATGTTCTTGAAGACTACTTTTCTAGAAGGACAAAAGAGGTATGATGAGCTATTTAGCAAGCATCCACCTCAGTACGTTCTTCAATTCTCCCGAAGAGTGCTTTGCGCCAAGAACGGAGAGTTTCAGAGGATGAAGGACGGAGGAGGCAGTGCTGTTAGCTATGCTTGGTTTGTTTGGAAGAAAGGTTATCATGGTGATACTATCATCAAGTGGATATAATATAATAAGGTGTAACTCTTGATGGGGCTACACCTTATTTTATATATGATAAATTTGCGATTGTTGCTTACGGATTGTTACTTTAGCAAAGTTTAACTATAAAATATTGCGCAAAATGAACGGAATTGTGCAAAAAGTTGTAATTTTGTGGCAAATTCTTTATTTTAAGAACTATAATTGCATCAACAACTAACAAAAAGGGAGGTTATATGACACTAGAACAAGAAACCGAAGTCCAACGGTTGATAAAGGACATTGATGTGACGGAGCTGATGGATATGCTTAAGAAGCATGGTAATCGGTATAGCAGGAGAATATTAAAGTTCTTCCGCTGGTTCTGCAAGTATGTGCCTATCCTTATTATGTTCTTCCACGCATACGGCATTTGGGAGTTCTCTCAGCATCCCCGTGAGATGTTTATCCCCTATAATGAAAATATGCCTTGCTATATCTTTATTTATTTCATGGTTTACGTCCTGCCGATGGTGACGATACTGGCAAGTAGATTTTTCTTCTTGTGCCAGTGGTATCGCATTCCATTTATGTACTTCTTAGGCATCAATGCGGCTCATATTGTAGAGTTGAGTTGGTACACAACTAATGATATGGTGGATTCCTGCTTTACGGTCATGGTCGTGACAGCTATATTCTATTTGTATAGCTTTGTTAAAATGTTTATTAATGAAACGAAACTAGGACGTAAAATTTGTGCATAAGATATGGGAAAGATACTAAATTATAAGATACTCGGAACGGCTTTAAAGTCGCTGAGTGATGCTTGTTTCAAGGCAGACGAGCAACAGCGAAATGGAGAGAAGGTTACGGCTTGTGGAATGACCGATGAAGACCTGGATAGTCTTTGTGAGCAGATTCCTCATATGCTGAACCCTTATATGACTGCTGGACAGGTGAAGAAGGAGGCGCATATCAGCGAATCTACGCTAAGAAGGGCTATTGCTGATGGTGAGTTGGAGAGCGTGGGGAACGCTGGGGACCATTCTCATTTCTTCAAGAAATGGGATGTTAGAGAGTTTATCAAGAAAAGATTGAAACGAAACAAGTAGAAAAGGAGAGAGGCGAGAGATTGCTTCTCTCTTTTTTATGCTCTAAAACATACAATTTTTGCCTTAAATTATATACAATATTTTTGCGAAAATATATAAACGGTGTTTTTGATATGGGTCTATGTCACCTTAAATCTTTGGAAAACAGACAATTAAAGAAAGTGTGACAGAGTTATTTAATAACTTGCCTATTCCTCGTATCTTTGCAGGCGTAATCGGTTACATGTGAGTATAAACAGAATGTACAACTTTTATTACTTTAGGAATTATGGCAGAAGAAGTAATTAAGACTACCTCTTGTTGCGATGCAATGATGGGTGGTTTGCTTGGAGCGATGTCAAATCGTGACAACAACAATCCTTTGGCAATGGCGGCTATGATGCGAGACCGTGACGATGCCGACATGTGGAACAATCCATTTGCCTACATGATGATGATGGGCATGATGCGCTATATGTATGGTGCAGACTGGAACAATCGTGACAATGGCGCAGACGTGCAGCGTGCGGAGATTCAGGGTCAAATCGAGAGTTTGCGCAACCAGATGGCAGACAACCAGAACAGCAACTTGCTGATGGGTGCCATCCAGGGCAACGGCAACGACCTTAAGATGTTGGCAAACAGTCTGAACTGTGACTTCAACGCCTTGCAGAACTCTATCTGTGGCATCCAGGCTGGCATCCAGCAGCTTGGTGGTCAGGTAGGATTCTCGGCAGAGCGAGTAATCAACGCCATTTCGCAGGGTGACTTGCAGATGACAATTGCGCTTAAGGATTGCTGCTGCCAGACGCAGCAGAACATCATCAAGATGGGTTACGAAAATCAGTTGGGTCAGAAGGACATCCAGTATTCTACACAGAAGGGTTTCTGTGACTTGACATCAGCGATGCAGCGTAACTTTGACTACATTAGCACTGGTGTTGAGCGTGGTTTCAGCAATGTTGCCTATGAGACTCAGCGACAGACTTGTGACATCATCAATGCTGGCAATTCAAACACTCAGCGTATCATTGACACGTTGAATGGCCATTGGAGCCAGGAGCAAGCCAACGAGATTCAGGACTTGAAGTTTAAGAACTCTCAGTTGCAGCAGAACATCTACTTAGCCAATCTGATGAATGGCGGTTGCGGATGTGGCGCAGGTGTAGCAGGTGGCTATCAGTAAAAAAGAGTAAAAAAAATGAAACAGAAGCGTAGTGGTATGAACAAAATTTCTCCAGTGGGATTGGCTACTACAGCATTGGTAGCCAACCAAGTTTCAGTCTTAGCTACTTACAATGAGAAGCTTTGCAGACCTTATTGCGTGAACGGCAACGTGCAGCCACAGGCTAGCATAACCTACAGTTATGAGCAGCCTATCATTAACGGTACAACGGTATTCGTGCCTATCGTGGCGACTATCAGCATCATTTCGCCTGTTGTGGGCAGCAGAAACGTGATGAGAGCACAGCCATTGATTTACACGGAAAAATGGATTGCAGCCTTCCAAGGGCAGACAGCCCTACCAACGGCTGTGACCATCGCCAGTGTAGGACGGACGCAAAAGGCTAACGATGTGGTATGCGGAAAGGCTAGAGGCCTGAGCATATTTGACAGTCTGACCGTAACGCTTAGTTAGGAGTTAGAAGTTAGGAGTTAGGAGTTGGTGGATGCTTACTCCCTACTCTGAATCATTTGGTGGGAGGGGACAGGATGTTTTCCTTCCTCTCCCATATACTTAAAACGATAAATATTCAGAGATTATGATATTCAGAGACTTGAAGGCTGGATTCCCAGTCTATCTATTTGATAGAGCCAGCAGAAAATTTAAGCAAGGCAAGGTGACGAGCAATCCTTGCCCAGACTTTGAGAACGGCAAGCCGAACGTGATGGCTGCTATGCCGGGGATGCCGAACTATGGGGCTAGAAATGTGAAGGTGAACGTGCAAACCGAGGATGGAAAGCAAGCCATCTATTCGGTGGTAGATACTGAGCAAACAGCATACAGCGACACCCTTGTAATCTCCTGTAGCAAGGAGAACATCATCAATGAGGTGAACGCATTGAAGAACCAAGCTAACGACATCCTTAGCAAGATGCCTGATTTCGAGCAGACCGTAAAGGACTGTGACAATCTCCTTTCAGAACTGGACACAACGTTTCGTGACCAACAGAAAACAAACGAAAGGCTCAACCAGATGGAAAGCAAGCTGGATGAGATTTTCAAATTCGTCAAATCACAAAAGAATGAATGATATGAACTTAGTAGAACTTATCACAAAATATCAGAGCGATGCCACACCTGAGCAGATGGTGCAGGTGACAAAGATAATCGGCAAATTCGTGGCTATGCACGCAACGGATGAAGACCTCTTGCTGCTGTATAAGGACATCTATGGGGTAGTGGGCAACGGACACTTCAATGACTTCTTCGCTGAGGCTCAAATTAAGAAGATGGTGTTTGAGGATGATAAGGAGGTGGAGCATCGTGCTCCTTACTATACCATGGCGAAGACTCAGGAAATATATGAGACGGTGAAGGACGAGATTCGCCCTTACAACCAATGGGACTTTGCCGTGGTGCTGAACATGGTATATTCGGACAACTACAACCTGATGAAGAAATGGTTTGCCGATGATAGCGAGGAGCAGCTGATGGACAAAATGGTGGACTTGGCTGTGAACTGGCTGAGAGACGATGATAACCCTTATGGAAAGTGCAAGGCATGGGGGTACTTTAACTAAGTGAAGAGTGAAGAACGAAGAGTGAAGAATTAATTTGCTCTTCTAGAAATGATTCCATAACACCTAGAGATATATAAAAGAAAACTATCAGAAGAAGAGAATGCAGGCTAAGGAAAAAGGGCTTGTGTTCTCTTTTTCGTATTAAGTTGCGCAACTTATCACTGATAATCGGGAATGATGGCTTAAATTTGCATCGTTTCCATAACGGAGTGGGGACGGATAAATGGAAAAGAAAATGAATGATATTCGAGGTTACTTATTTGGGACGATATGGACTTTTCTGAGTCTGCTAGTACCCATCAGAGATTTTATGATTGCCATGATGGTATTGTTCGGGCTGAACCTGGTGCTTGGCATCGTGGCAGCGGTGTTTAACGGTGAGGAATGGAGCTGGAAGAAATTCGGCATGTTCTTCGTTTGCTGTGCGGTGTTTTTCGTGACGGTGGCTGCACTGTTTATCATCGGTCACTTCTTGCATTCGGATGCTGAGGCTCTGTTTTGCGTGAAGTGGGTGTGCATAGCCGCGACCTATCTCTTCACTACAAACATCTTGAAGAATCTGAAACGAATGCTGGTGCCAGATTCGCCTTGGTACAGGCTAGTGGACTATTGCTATTATGCGCTGACACTGGGCTTCGTGGAGAAAATGCCAATGTTCAAGAGATACCAAGAATATAAAAACAACAAGGAAAATGGAAATGAAGGAAATCAGATTGGAGCAGTTGCTGATGGCGATGCCTAATGCAGGAAAGAGGGCAGAGAAGTTTCTGCCATACCTGAATAAGTATGCTCAGGAATTTGAAATCAACACGCCTTTGAGGTGGGCGCACTACTTGGCTCAGATAGCGCATGAGAGCGGTGAGCTGAAATATACCAAGGAGATAGCCAGCGGAAAGGCGTATGAGGGGCGAAAAGACCTTGGCAATACCCATAAGGGTGATGGGGTGAGGTATAAGGGCAGGGGGCTTATTCAGATAACAGGAAGAGCCAACTACAGAAAGTATGCCGGATATTGTGGCTATGATGTAGTGGAACAGCCTGAGTTGTTGGAGCAGCCTCTTGGTGCCACACGTTCTTCGATGTGGATATTCGATACCTTCGGCTGCAATGAATTGGCAGACGAGGATAATCTGAAAGCAATCAGACGGAAAATTAACGGTGGTTACAAAGGATTAGACAAATGCGAGGAGTATTTGAAGAAGTCCAAGCGAGCACTCAATATTTCATAACATCAAGGCTTATGAAAACGACAAAGCACTTTATTATTTATTTGCTGGTGTGGGTAGCTTATTTCTCGATGCTCTTCCTGACGAGCTGCAAGACGAAGACCGTGACACAGGAGCACTATATCACGGACAACACCGTGAGCAAGGGCTTGGATGCCAGTTGGCAGGAGCGGTTTATCTCTGCCTTCGAACAGATGGCTAGATACCAGAATCGGGAATATACATCATCCTCGACTGAAACGACCCATACCAAGGATAGCACTTCGACCACGGTAGACCAGAACGGAAAGCCTATCAAAACGGAAAGCTGGCACTCTACAGTAACCAACAGGGACACTAAGGAGGTGACGAAGCTACAGGATTCCATCTTCACCATGAGCAAGGAGGTGGATAAATACCAATTCTTGATAGTGCAGAAGGATAGCTTGATTCGGTTAAAGCAGGACTCCATACAGGTGTTAAGCCGAGAACTGACCAAGACAGAGCAAAAGTATATCACCCTGGGGAAGTATACCGCCAAGATGATTTGGACCCTTATAGTAGCAGTGATTGGTTTGTTGATTTGGCTATGGTACAGAAAGAAATGAGCGTATGAAGACAATAACGATAAAAATAGTGAAGAAGAGCGTGATGGGCGTGGTAGAGGGACTATCTGCCACAATTGCGCAGCATAACCCAGAGGTGGACTTTCAGACCGTCTGGGCGAGTGATGGCGAGGAAGCGAAGCTGGACATCTACTATAGGGAAGCAATAACCGACCTAGAGAACTTCTTGGCAAGATTCTCTTCTTCGACCACACAGCAGTTTGACCTACAGGCACTGGCTGATGATTTCACAATCACCATCAAGACCTTGGCATCTTGGCCACCTAGATTGAGCGGTGTGCTGACCAATCAAATACAGAACTATCTGGTACATGCTATCCTTGCCGGATGGCTGAGTGACTTCCCAGACATGAACCATACTGACTATGCTAGCATGGGAGCGAGCGACCTAGAAGCCATTAAGGAGGTTTTGCTAAAGAAGGACTTTAGCTTTGCTGAGGCTGAAAGAACTGCTGACGATACCGTGAAAGATGGTTCTTCGGCTGTAGATGCTGTTGCTAGAGTAGGGGATGAGGTTGAAAAGAATAGCAGTTTTTCGCCTACAGAGAGAAGGGCTGTGGATGGTGTTGCAAAGAATGCTTCATCCTCTTCTGCTTCCGAGAGAAAAGAAGATGAAGCAGGAAAGGATAGTAATTTATCTTCTACTTCAATGAGAGTGGAGGATGATTCTGATAAACAGATGAATGCCCAATCTGCTGAAACCAGAACTTCGGACAATGTAGGCAAGAACGTTGCTTCTCCTGGTACTATAGCGAGAGGTGAGGATGAAACGAGCAAACAGGCTCAGTCTTTGGCTACAGATGGTAGGGGTACTGATTCCGAACAGAAGGATAGAGGTGCCATAGGTACTGATAACCGCAAGGAGGATGATGAGGGCAAAACTCAAAATGCTCTGAACGCTGAGGCTAGAGGTGCCAATGGAGCGGTCAAGGAAGGCAATTCATTGGATGCTGAGGCTCGAAACGAGGACGAGGTAGCCAAGGATGAGCTGAGAGGGGTGAAAGGCTCTGAGCGAAATCCTGATTTTGTTTCGCAGCATTTCCACCAAGACTATGTGGACTGGAGCGGAGGCAGGCCACCTTACGAACTAAGATAATTCTTCATCAATATAAATAATTGCAATTATGGATAGAAAATTGATTACATTGAATTTTGGCATGGAGCAGGTATGTAATGATGTGCTTGCAAGATGCTATGTAGTGAGTCAGGGAATGGTGGACGAAGCCCAGAAGGACATCAGAGCCAACATCGAAAGCCCGGACAGTGACGAGACTCGCAGTATCATCAATCGTGCCGTGACGGAAGCCCTCGGTAATATCAAGCTGGCAGCTCAGCGTTATCTGACCACTGGTAGAGTGGAGGACAACAACAACTTGGAACGACTGGTGAAGGGCACACGAAAGTATGCCTATACGGACAACAAAAACGGTACGTGGACGGAGGTAGTGACCACCATCATTGATGGTGAGGAGAACGAAACGACCTCTACCGTAAACAAGGCAGGTAAGGACAGGGAGGAAAACATCTATGAGACAGTGACGCTGAAACTGGAGATTCCGAACTGGAACGTGGCTGTGACGGATGCCTTGAAGAGCCATTGTCACCGCTATATCGTGGACTACGTGATGAGCCAATTCCTGATGGACCAGTTCGCTGACAAGGCAGGAACGTATGGCGAAAGCGCAACGGCAGACTACAATAACATCAAGAGCGACTTGCTGAGCCGGGATAACTATACGCTGAGAAGACCTAGCTTCACTTAAGAGGCTATCTGTGACCAGGCGATTCCATCGCCTGGAACGGTGGCTATTCTTTTTCTTCATTATTTTGGGTGTTTATGGAAAGAGCCTTCGCTAAATCGGGATGGATTCCTGAAAAAGCGAAGGCTCTGTTTTTTCTAGAACTTGTTGAAACGCCTGATAACTTCGAGGCGAGTGGCAAAGTACTGATTCATTGACTTCATCTTAAGATAGAGGGCTATGCGGAAGAAGCGATAGCTATGGGAGGACATATAGTTGGACTTCATGCCACCTAGGCGACCTAGGTAATGCCAATTTTGGTTATCGTTGCTACCATACAGCCACATGACTGGCACGGTGCCAGAGGTGAGGGAATGGATGTAGCCTGTGATGGCATCGGGAGCGTTCTCCTCATCGAACTTCAAGGTACGAGTAACTATGATGCCATGATACTCGGTATCATCCTCGTAATCGTAACCGCTATCCAAAACTATTACGCTACCGTCTCGATACTGAATGTATGGGTGAGGGTAGGAGTTGAGGGCTGTGAGCACGTTCTTGATGAGGAAGGTGCTCCAGGCTTCATCCTTGATGGAATAGCAGAGGGCTACGGTATCGGCTGAGGCTTCCTTGGTAAGTTGGCTGACATCTAGGCAGAAAATGCGAGAGTTCTTGTAATCGTAGATAACCTGACAACGCTGAAAGAAGTCGATTGGCGATGATGTGAAATCTATGAGTTGGCGCATCTGTGCCTTGATGGTCTTGGTTGCGGCATCATCGCCTTCGGCATCATTGAAGAAGTTCAGGAACTTGCCAAGGTTGCTTGCTATATTGAAGCCTGGTCCATCCAAGACATCGGACATGGAAGCCACTTGTGACTCAGCTATGCGACTGAGGGAGCGATTGGTGGCGAAGAGCACGGACTGGTCTAGCTGGGTGATGGACTTCGGATTGCTGCAAACCTCACGGCTGATGGGGTGGATGCTGCTATAGGTGCCTTGGGAAGAAACTTCCATCGCCCAGATGCCATCGGTGGAGAAAGCCATCAAAGGGTACTGACCAAACTGACCTTGGGAGAGTGCCCTTGTGGTTGAGGCTATGCCCTGGATCGTTCCGATACCCACGGTATTGATGCCGTTCAGAGGGAAGTAGAAGGCGTTATCGGACTCGGAGGTGTAAATCTTGTTGCTCATATCGACTACATCATCTACGGAGTAATCGTAGGAAGTGACTACGTAATTGTTGGAATCTTTACCATCGTTAGAGAATGTACCCATGTGCATAGCACCATTGAGTTCCTGGCACTCTTCTAGGTCGAAAGAATAGATAATCTCTTTATCCTCTTGATTGGTGGTGAATATGACCATTTTCTCGGCTCGTGTATCTGGATAGAACTTAACGAGATTGGTAATCATCGGGGCTTCAAGTACTATATCATCGTACATGTTGACGGATTCCATATACTTTTTGCCAGATGTGGTATTGAGGACAGTGACAATCTTCTGAATTTTAAGATTCGTTTCGAAACTAGGTTCCTCATCTTTTTCGCTGAATCCGAATAGTTTTCTACCACTAGGAAACATGTAACGGTCGAAGCCTTTGAAAAGTTGCTCCTTGACCCCATAAAGGTTTAGTCGATGGTTGTAGGAATAGCCTCCATTTGCAAATATAAGGTTGTGGGTCTTGTAATCATCCTTCATTTGCTCCTGCATCGAAGTGTTGTACACTGCTACTTTATCAACTGGCAATTTTTTACCATTAGTTTCCTGAATGTCGGAGACCTTCAAGGATGCCACCCGATAGAACGCTGATAGACTCTTCAGTTTGTTCCTATAAGCTTCATCTGAAATCGTAGGGAATTTGATAACTGCATAGCCCAGTTTGTATTCACCATTATCCCAAATCTGGGATAGCTCACGACCACGAGAAAGACTGTAACCATATCGAGCTATAATGAGATTTGAAATTTTCTCGGAAGTATCGATATTGGTGATTGGAGGGGTTATGAAAACATCAATGGACTTGATGATGTCATTCCAATTCTTCAACTCATCTATGTTGCCATGAAGAGAATAAATAAGCTCTGTATTTCGTGGACGGTAGCAGAAGCCAGCCTTGCTAAATTTTACGCCCTTTTCTTCATTTTTAGAATCTAAGCGATTAAATGATATTGCATCCTTTAAATCAAGCGTGCTATTTAATGGGTCTTGGCTTGAAAGGCGAGCGTTGACACAGGAAATTGAATAGTTGTCTGGAACCATGACGGGCATGAAGACAGGAGCGGAGTGCATGATCATGCTACCATCAAACATGCGATAGCAATAGCGGATGAAGAAATTGGCATAGAATCGCCCTTGACGAGCAATGAGATTATTGGTTCGATTAAGCAAAGCATAGACACTCTGGGTGAGGTCTGACTGCTTATCTTCTTTCACGTTGAGGCAGATTTCTCCATGTTTCCAAGTGGAACTACCAACGGAACTAAAGAGGTCGTTACTGCTATATGTGGTCTGCTGAAAGGTCTCATAGAAGCCATTTTTACTTCCATCTCCTTCGATGCCGCCCAAATCGTAATCTTCAGGCGTATTACCAGCATCGATGTTAAAGCCGAGTTCTATGAATGGTGGCTTCTGCCCCAGCAAGAGGTAGCCATCATCCTGCCAAAGGGCATAATGGATGCCATCGGTAGCCACGATGATGAGGGTGTTACCGATGGAGTCGATAGAGAGCACGGTGGATTCGTAGTCGAAGGACTTGATAGGGGTAGACGAGCCTAGCGTGCCATCCTGCATGAACCAATAAATGGAGGATGAAGCTATGGCTATGAGGTGGTGATAACTACCTGTTTCGTGAACATACAATATCTTAGCCACCTCACCATTAACGGTGAGGGGCTGAGATAGAGGTGTGCCCGATACGATGGCAGGGCGCAATGCGCCATCATGCAGCTCTAGGTTGCCACAGAGGGATAGCGCACCGTTCTCTACTGCCATTTCATCGGGTGTGAGGCTGAGACCTTTGTATCTGATTGATTGTTGCATCTTTATTAATGTTTAATGTGTATTGTTTAATATTTAATTATCGGCAATGGGATGGGTCTGCACGATTGACTACAGCCAATGCCTGTAGGGTGTCGTTGCCTACGGTGATGGTCTCTAGACGGTCAGAGACTACCAAGTCTATTTCTTGGGCGTTGGGTGGAACGCCTAGGGTGTGGAGGAAGAGGCATTTGACAGTGCTAGCACTGCAACCATGAAGCTGTGCCTTGCGCCCATAGATAGGTATGGCATCAGGAAGCGAGGAGGACTTGGTGATATACATCTGAGAGCCGAGACAGAAGAACACGATTTTGTCGCCTCGCTGTAGCCCCAAGAGCTTTACAGGGTAGGAACGCAAGGTGATGCGCCCATTCTTGTTGAGGGTGAGTCCACGCTTTTGAGGGCGTGGACGGTTGAGGATAAATATTTCAGTCTCGTTCTGCATAATCTGTAGGTTTGTGGAGCCAGAAACGGAAGTAGTCGTTTTCGGCATCCTGGTTACGTACTTTTACATATTCTCGGGTGACATAGAAATGTTTCTTGCGAAGGGTAGGGTTGAGGTTGTAATCGTTGAGCATCATAGCTGGTTCTACCCTGCCATCAAAGCTTATCTCGTACCAATAGCGGTGGAGAAAGAACCATGGGCGAAGACGGACTTCCTGAATGGTGGTGTAGTTGCTTTTGTCTACTCGGCAAGGAACGATGCTCCAGCTACCATCTTGCCAATGCTCCGTTATCTCTTCTCCACCTGGTGCCAATTCATGCTTCTCGATGGTGGACTTCTGAATCTTTACAAGAAGGCAGACATCGGCAGTGAAGACCTTTGCCATCTTACGGTGGCAGAGCATGACATAACGCCCTTTCTTGTCGGGGAGGAGGCTACGCTGCTTGCCTGGGCGATTGATAACGCAGACGGTGGAAAGGAACTTCTTGCGTGCCATGTGGAGGAAGTTGGGGAGCTTCGCCTTGGCGTGCATACGGTCGAGAACCTTCTGGACCTTCTTGAAATTCTTATCGGCTTGGGTCTCATGCACGGTGATGGGGTCCTGAGCCTCTTGGCTCTGCTGCTCACGTACCTTCTTGACATGTTCACGAACTTGCTTTCTGGAAGGAACTTCGAGAAGGTGACCAGTCTTCTTGTCGAGTTTATAATTTGACTTTTGCTGTTTCATATTGATTGTGCTTTAGATGTTGCCTCTGTTGATGCAGATGATTTCGAAATGATGATTGTCGCAAATATCGCAGCCGTTGGGCATACGATGGTTGAAGGAGCAAGGAATGTGCTCTTTGAACAAATCGCAGTTAAGGCAATGCTCTGGTACTTCCTCATACTCAAAGTTGCCTTTTGCCAGTGGTGAGGCTGATTCCTTGTTGGGTACAGCACGGACAATGCGCCCGAAGAGGTCGTAAAACTCTCCAGGCACAACGCTAGTAGCTTCTCTGAGGGATGGGAGGGTGTAGCCCATCTTGCGGATGAACCAGAGACGGAGATAAATGATGAAACGTTTCAACTTTTTCATATATTGTACTATATTATATATTAATAATGTGGGCTAAGTTACCACTTCTGTGCGGAACAGAAGTGATAACTTGCGCAACTTATGCTTTATGTTCGAAGACATCAAGAATCTTGGTCTCGCTGAGGCTCTTCAACTCATAGTCTATCATGGTTTTGCCCATAACCTCGTCAACGTAACGCTTTGCACGCTCGATGCACTTGGCTTGGATAAGATAGTTGACATAGGAACGCTTCTCCTTGTTGCTCTTCTCGTCAATGGTGATGAAAGCCAAACGTGCCTTAAACCATAAATCATCGTCATCAATATCTGAGAAGAAAATCTCGTTGTAGTTGGTCGGGTTGATGTTGGCAACCTTTAACTCGCCTGAGGCATAGACCTGCATGTTGTCAATGATGCTTGCTTCTGCCTCGGTGAAGGATAGGGCATCGACCACGTACAGCTCGTTTACTATTTTCTCGCTACCATCGTCCTGAGTCTTCTCATAGCGCACCTTACACTCGAACCAGGTGCTTGTGCGAGAACGGAGGGAAGAACCGTTACCTGTGCCAACGAAGGACTCCTTTGGCTGGTTCTGAGACTTGTCTTGTGTCTTAGCCTCTTCCTGAGGCTTGTTTTCTTTCTTGTTCTTAATCATAAGAATTTGAATTGTTATTTATAATTTTATCTACCTCTTCTTCTGATAGAGGTTTGCCGACTTTGCCAAGGTATTTCTTGCAGATGAAATACATAGTGCCAGGAGGGTCGGGATGGCGGTAGTGGTCATTCAACTCTATATTGGCAAGCTGCTCATCCGAGGAACTAAAGATAGAACGAGCCTGATGTGCTCTTGGCATACGTTCCATGACGTGGTACTGGATGCTGTAGCCATCTTTCTTTATCTGTTCGTCTTTGAGGCGAATGAGCATCTTATCTATCTTGGCTTCTTTCTCCTTGATGGTCTTGAAGAGGGTGTTGACCAGCTCCTTGTCGGGCTGTGCCTTCTTCTTCTCCTGGAAGTATTGGATGGTTGAGGCTCTAAGTTCTGCTACCAGAAGGAAGAATGTGCCATTGTCGTTCTGAGGGACATCATTTCCGTCTGCCTTCATGATGATGCCATCAACACGCTTTTCAAGTTCGATGGACTGGCGCAGCATTTTCTTATCGCGGTGTGCCCAATATTCCTTTTCCGTGGTTCGCATAGCTGAAACCAGCTTGCGAAAGGATAATACTGATTCTTCACTCATGTTATCCTCTCCACACTTCACGTTTCTCAATCTCTTCGATGCGCTCTTCCAAGCAACTTTTGTACAACTTCATTGCATGATACTGAGCTACAAGAATAGATGCCTGATAATCGCCTACCTTTTCACACACAGCCGTAAGCCCTTTGTTCATGAACTTTTCTAACTTAACAAAACGCTCAGTCACATCGTTGAGCTCAATGTTGAGACGGTCATGGAAATCGTCTGCAACCTTGTAAGACTGGTTGAAGACATCAGCAGGTGACCAGGAATCGTAGGTGCTGCCATCCGGATTGTTGTAGCGAACATGGAAACCTGGTCTCCATTCATGGTTATCCTCGTTCTTGCGAGCAAAACCTTTAGCCACTGCGGTTGCTTCATCCATAGGTGCAGCCATAACCTCTTTTGTACCGATGTACTTCTTTAATGCTTCTGCGTTCATAATAATTAATTTTTAAATGTTATTTGATACCTAATGTTTGTTTAACTTTCTTAATGCGGTCTAGCTCCTTTGGGAGGAGGTTGCCTTGCTCGTCTATTCGGCAGAGGAGTTTGAGGCGTGGGGTGATGGTTATCCACTTGTGGAGGCCATCGTGCTCACGCTTTATCTGTCGAAGCTGAGCAGCCTGGAGTCTTTCACTCAAATGCTGCTCATTGCGAAGCTTACTGATTTCGTTCTGTATTCTGTCCATTGGCTAAATCTTCTTCGGCAGGGATTGAACAGTATTGTGAATCCCATTCGCCTTTTCCTATATATTCAAGTGCTTTTATTGCATCTTCAAGAGGGACAAAATCTAAGTCCATTTTGTTTGGCATATTGCTAATATATGTATAGCCTCTTGCACATGATAGCATATATTTCTTGAAATGCTTCTTCTCGTCTGGGGAGAGATATGATGGACGATTGACAAGATATTGTTCAAAGTGTTTGAATGATACCTCATTATTATTCTCAATTTTCTTTACGCATGAAGAGAATGACCGAATAGCTTCATCCATTTTCTTAGAAATCTTATCTGTTCCCAAATTCAAATCTCCAAGTTCGACCTTGACCATTGCTAAAAGTTCTTCCGTATCTTTCAACCGAGATATTCTGGTCTTGATAACATCGGAAGCAGAAGCTAATACCTCTAGAGATTTTTCTAGATTGGCATCATTTTTCTTGATAGCATCTCTGTATGAGATAAGTTCATCACGCTGCTCTGCGATAATTCGCATCATACGCTTGTTTCTGTCATCGAAGCGAACCTTGAAGTTCTTGTCTCTTAACGTGGAAGAGACGATGCCTAGCGTGATGACAAAGACCACGCTTAGGCAAATAATTAATGTTATTGTTACATTCATAATTTATAATGTTTAAAATGTTTAAAGTTCTATTACTTCTGCTTTGTTGGCAGGAATGTCGTAGTAAGGGATGGAATATCCTTTGTCCTTCATTTCGTCCGGGAGATAGCAGCGGTAGTATACTCCGTAGAAGTTTTGCCATTTCTCCTTGACAGTGAGTATTGTTCCAGCCGGAAGCTCAGGCTTCGGCTTGAATGAAGAACGAGGATAACATCCAGTCTCATGCTCATCTGCTGCACAACAACATGAGCATTTCCATAAATGAATTTTCATTGCTCTAATTCTTCTTTAATAATTCTCAACTGTGATAAAACATGCTCTGCATTGATGTACTTGGAGCCAGAAATATTTAATGCGGATTCTATCTCTAAGATGAGCATGTCAACTCTTAATTTGGCTTTTAACAATTTCTCTGTCATACGCTATACCTCCATTTCTGAATAAATTGTCTTTTCCATTTTCTTAATTTCTTACTTTGTTATATTGACTATTCTTTTTGAGGGACCAGCGATGGAATCGCTGGGAACAGTGGCTTTTACCAAATCTTTCTTGTTTTCAAAATAATCAAACGTTTATTGCGCTTAACTAAAGTTTCTAACTTTTTCATATCTGATAAATACTTATCCACAGTCTTCATTGTTCTTTTCATACGCTACTTATTCACTTTGACTAAATTATTGAGCTTGTTGAAAGCCTCATAGTCGTCCTTGCTGATTTCTATGCAGCTGTCGAACTGGATAGTTGCAGGGTCAGCAATCTCTGAATAGCCTTCATTAATCGCCTTGAAAGCCTCCATGAGAGGGAATAATGCTGAACCATCTTCCTTCATAATGGTAAAGTCAACCTTACGCCATGTGTTGGCTATGTCTTTGCGCATAAATGATGCGACTACGTAAAAATATCTTTTTTTCATATTGCTTCTTGTTTTAATTGTTCTTCGATTGCTTTCTGAGCAAGGATTTCCTGCCAGTGGGCTTCATGGTTATTTCTTCTCTCTTGGTTCTCCGTGAGCTGCGAGTTATACCTACCGAAGCAAATGAAGTCAAATTTCTCATAGTCCTTCATCTCGTATGGGGGCTTGGAGCCTGGAGGAGCAGGAATGAAATCCTTAGCGAACTCTTTAGGAGAGAGAGTTGCCATTGTTGAGCCAACCGGGTCAATGACCTCATATTTAAAGATGCGGCTCTTTCTCTTTGCTGAAGAACTATGAACCGCTTTTGCCCAGCAGATGTTTCCTCTATAGGCTGAGGTGAGACGAGAGCGATAATAGGGTTTCCATATTCGCTTATCTCTGAAAGCCCAGCAGATGCCTGTAGGGGAATCTCCATCATAAGTAACACTATCAGACTTCCAGCAATGGTTGTAGCCGAGGTCGCTGATGTGGCTATGTACACAGAACTTGCACATACTCATTTTCTCCTGATTAGCAACTGATGGTGTTGGCTGCATCAGGCTTTGTTTGATGTAATTGCCCATAGATGCATGATTTTAAAGTTCATCCTCTTGGTTGGTTGCTTTACGTTTCCATTCTCCACAGCATTCCCAGTGGAAGCGATGATGACCGAAGCCGTTGCATGTTCCGCTGTACTTACTATTTGCTGTAGGCTTGAAGAACTTGCAGTTCTTGCATGAGCGATGACCATGGTGGTAAACTAGATAGATGAATGTGCTGGCCATCATTACAAGGCACAGCATGATGATGATAAATCCGATTTCCATATTACTTCTTGTTTTTAATGATTTTGTTTAATACTTGCTTGTTGTGCTCAGTATCATCATTGATGAGGTGATAGGAGCGAACTTTCTCGAAGGCGTTGGCTTCGGCTGCTTGCATGTAAGCCTTGACCACTTCGATGAAGTCTTCGAGGGAACGACAGAGGGCGTACTTGTAGCCAGCGCACTGCCAATAGCCCTGAAAGCGTTTCTGGTTGGCAGACTGATTGTTGGTCTTGCCATACTTAAGTTCGATGCCCAAGCCGAAGTAAACTTCTGGGTTCTCGTAGATGATGCCTGTCTTGCCATCCTTCATGGAAGGGAGAGCAAGGATGAGGTCGGGAACGCCTGGGACCACGCCCGATGCTGCATTGATGGCTAGCTTCTTGCCACTGGTAGCACCGTCTGCCTCGTTCTTGGGATGGAAGAGGAGTGTGGAGAAAGCTGGGTACTGTAGTCGAAACCATCGTACACAGGCTATCTGCAACTGACCTTCATGCTGCACCTTCTTGTGCTGAGGCTTTTGCGTGTACTCGGGATAATTGCCGTTGAGACGGTCTATTAATTCTTGTTTGTCCATAACTTTTGGAATTTTTGAATTGTCACTTTATGTTTGCACTTAGTCGCTGAGGATGGACTGGAGATAGTTTTGTGTCTTATCGTCCAAGTCGAGAAGGTTTTTCGTTTCCTCTTCCACAGGTGGGGTCCAGTCGATGCCCAGTTTAGCTAAAGTGCCATTCTTGTAGGCATCTTTCACCATCTGTGCCATGGAACCATCCGGGTTCTTCTTGGCAGCTTCTATCCAGCCTAGATACTTCTGACGTAAGGCTTCTGCCTGTTCTTTCTCCAATTCCTTCTTGCGTTCTTCCTTCCTTTTGAGACGAGCTTCAATTTCCTCGTTGGTTTCCTCGTGTTGAGGCTGTGGAGGAGAAGATGGTGTAGAACTTGAAGGCTGAGGCTTCTTTCCTGCTGAGGCTTCAACTGATGGGTTGTCGAACGTTCCTTCCATCAGAGGCTCGTAATTCTTTGGATTGAAGAGCCAGTTGAAGGAGATATAGCATCCACCATCCTTGCGCCCGGATAGAAGGTCGGAATCGAGTGCCTTGCGAAGCATCGGCTCAATGTCCTCGAAGGAGTAATCAGAGATAAACTTGGCGACAAGCTTCTTGCGGTCGGGAGTCATCTTCGAGATTGGCTTTACCTGCGTGCCCAGGAAGAGGCGATTGAAGAGCCTTAACACTTCCGAGAATTGAGTTTCAGCATCCCCCGACTTTTTTTCTTTTTCTTTTTTTTGTGTTTGGGTGGGTGCTCTCTTTTGCCTTCTTTCTTTTCTTTCTTTCTTTTCTTTAATAGGGGGTTCGGGGGAAAGGCTTTCTTTTGTTTCTTTCGTTTCTTTCTTCCCTTTTCTCGCAAGTGTGCCCTTGGCTATGTCCTCATCTGTGCCCTTGGCTTTGCTCAAATCTTCGGAATCACCTTTATTTAAAGGGGTTTCGGAGTGTGAAATCTGTGCCCCAGATTGTGCCCTTGGCTGTGCCCCTTGTTTTGGCTGTGCCCTAGATTGTGCCCTCTTCGTGCCCTTAATTGTGCCCTTATCTGTGCCCTTGCTAGTTTCTGAATCTTCGGAATCGCCTTTATTTAAAGGAACTTCGGAAGATTGAATCTGTGCCCTAGATTGTGCCCCAATCTGTGCCCCGAAGTGTGCCGTAACCTGTGCCCCTTGGTCTCTTTGCAACGGTATGATGCAGTGGGATAGGGGGTGAGAACTGTTAACGTAGAGTTTAGTTGAGGCTCTTGGAGCAGAGCACTTGGTGATGATTTTCTCGGCTATGAGCACATCGATGGCGACACGGATGGTCTTGACCGTGGTATGGAGCTGTAGAGCCAAATCACGATAGGAGAGGGTGGCAGCGGAAGCCTCGTTGTGAGCGGAGGAGAGGAGCACATGGATGAGCACCTGAACGACCACAGGACGATGGAAGTAACGCCACTGCAACAGCTCTGGAGTAAATATGTAGCCATCTGTTTTCATTTATTCTTCTTTTATTTGGAATGTAGAATTTACATTATATTGTAACTCATTGTTTGTAGGACCAGGAGCAACCTCCTGCGGTCTTACGCTTGCCTTGCAACACTTGGCAGATGTTGGATGCCGATATACCAGTACGTCTTTCTGCATTTTTAATGGACAAATAGCAACGTGTGGTTGTACCGTTGTTCATAACTATAGCCTTGCTATTCAGGGTCTTAGACTTCTTGCAACTGGCGGAATATACACTAAGTCTGGAGCACCAAGAGAGGTTGGAGAAATGATTGTTGGTGAGCTTTCCATCCTTATGCCTAACGAATGGTTGATTCGCCTTGTTGGGGATAAAGGTCTCAGCCACCAGCCGATGAACCAATTCTTCGTGCATCTTACCCTCATAGAAAAGACGAACACGGAACAAACCGCGAGCATTTATGTTCTGGGTAACGATAGCACCCTTTTTCAGACATAGTGTGCCATTGTTGTCCACCATCCTTGGATGCCTTCGGATTCTACCAAAGGTGGATGCCTGATATTGGTTGGCGTAACGTGGAATGTTTTTCCAAAATTCCTTTTCCATATCTACTATTTATTATGCGTTTCTGTGTTCCAGGAGCCACTGTAGGTGAGCTACCTTGGTTGGGTCACGGAAGAGAGCCTTTGCCTTATCTATATCTGGATTCAGCATTATCTTCTTCTCTTTCTTCTCTGCTGCTCTTTTCTTCTGGTAGTATCTGCGCTGGTATTCCTTTACCTTTTCGGGGTGATTCAGTAGCCATCGCTTGGAACTTTCCAGCAATTTCTCTTTGTTGAGCAGATAGTATCTCTGATAATATCCTTTGCCGTTGACTCGTTTCTTGGCTGCATTTTCCCGATATAGCTTCTGCTTTTCGGGATGCTCCTTGATGTATTTGCGAGAATAGGCGAGCAACTTTTCACGATGCTTAAGATAGTATTCTCGTTGGCGAGCTTGCCTTCTGAGCGTTGCTTCTTCTGATTCCATGATGATTGATATTATTTGAAAAACACATTTCTGTTTACCTAAAATGGGGCTGTGGTGAATGCCATATTCTCATTTCCTTTGTATGGGATGCATTGGATAAAGTCACCTACGTGCCCGGTGCATAATAGCAAAGCGTTGTATTTGTATGGAGATTCACCTATACGTGTTCGTGCGAAGATTGCTGGTCTCCATTTATGTTCATCGCTGTTACGCACAAGAACCTTATCGAAGGTTCTGAATGATGGCTGATTCTTGCTCTTCTTCCAGAGAGTGAAAGCCTCCTGGAACGTGGTGGCTTCGCCCTCTGTTGCTTCTCGCAGTTCCTCGTGTACGCTGATACGCAGGTCGAAGGCTTGGTCGGTCACGAACTTCTCGTTCTCGATTTCGTACTGGTTGCCGAATGTCAGCGTGTCCTCGCTCTCGTTCTTGCCGATGAGGTTGCCGATGATTGTCAGCTCTCCGTCCTCGTCTTCTTCTTTGAAGACGTAAAGGTTGCCAAGTTTGAAACATGGCATCGTCTGTTTGTTATTCTGTTCCATATTATTTAGTTTAAAAAGTTATTCACATAGAAGTTTCTCCTGATGCTGCACGTACATCTTGTATTTAAGACAATACTTGCCATTGATGCAGTTACGCCCATTTGGGCAGAGGAGGCACTTGCGAGCTGCATAGGTGCTCTTACTTCTTGAATCGCTCATAATAGTAGGTTACTATCTGATGCTCTGTAGGCTGGAAGCCATTACGAGAGGTGAGCGTATCGACTATCTCATCGTATGTACACTGTGGCATCTTAGAAATCAGATTCTCATCGTGGATGCCCTGTGAGAGTTTACTGAGGCAGAGCCATCCAAGGACTAGCCAGATAGCAATGCAGAAGATAATCTTAATTGTTTTCATAACTTTATCGTTTTATATTGTTTGTAATGGTGGTCGGTTAGGGAGTCGAACCCTTGTGCCTATCTGCTTAGTTCTTTTTCGCAGAAATCATGGTGAACCTAGTAAAAAAGCATTTAAACAATCAATCGTTTGTTATGAACATCGCCCCCGATGGGCTAGGCTACATGCAAGATTGCAATGCCGACCGTGTAAAGAAAGGTGCCTGAGTGGATTTGTACTCATCATATTTTTAAGGATGAAGAACTGTTCTCGCAGGGATATTTGCCCAGGCACCTTTTGAATGTTTCAACGATAAGTTTCGCTTCACAGCGAGCTTTTCTTGTTTGCAATGTTAGCTTATGTCTATTCTCTAAAAGTAAAATTACCTATGTGGGATGTAGATAGTCTTGAACTTTACAGGCACAGGCTTCCAGCTCGGACAGTCGGTATTCGTAGCGAGTAATCTTGCCGTTCTTGCCACGCCCGAAGACCTTGACCTTGCCTTCCTTCACCCATCGTTCTACATTGCGTCTGCCGAAGGTATCGAATGCCTTGGCTTGGGTGATGAATGGTCGCTTGCCTACAGCCTTGGAAATTTCTTCCTGGACTACATTGCGTATGGCTGATAGGAATGTGTCGAACGAGACCATCTTGTCAGCGAACTGGATTTGTACTGTTTGGTTCATGACTATTTTGTTTTATTTGATTCTTGTAACTGTGATAACTCCTTGCTCACGGTTGAGCTTGGTCTTGAACTTTCGGCTGTAGATGGCACCGAGGTCAGTGCAACTACTCTTGACCGATAGCATTCTCTTGATAGGGAAGTCGATGGCTTGACCTAACGCCAGTTCCCTAATCTGAGGTCTGAGTGGTAATGTTTCTTCTTTCATATTGTTTGAATTGAATTATTATTTAACTAGAACGAAATCGTAAACAAAGACGAGAGGGTTGCTGCCCCATGTTCCTTTCCCCGATAGCTTGTTGATGAGCTGGGCGTATGCTTTTTTGGCTGTATCGTAGGTGCCATATTTGTTTGGGATGCTGTAGAAATGTGCCTTTTTTATTTGGCTCTCAAAATCTACGATACCTTCATCTATACAGTCATCGGTGCTGATGGACTGTAGTCGCTCTACACGGATGTTGACAATCTTGATTTGGTGTGGCATCGTTTTTGCCGTGACGAACATCTTGTTGTTCCATCCTGGATGTTTGCATAGAATTGTCCTAATGGATGGCTCCATTGGTATGTCCTCGTATCTTTGTGCGACTGCCAAGACTTCACCTATTTTATAATGTGACTTCGCCACAATCTCATTTCCATCGTTGATGGTGAGCTTGCCCTTGTCTTTTCCTTCCGTGTAGAAACCGCAGTTGACGTAATACTTGAAAGGCTCTTGGTATGCGATTCTTCTTGTTTGGGTCTTGCGACCATCTAGGACTGCTTGGGTAAGACCGTACTGGTCATTGAACATTATCTTTTGCATTGTCTTGTCTCCTTTGTTATTTCAAAACATTATTCTGAATGGTTTGCCTTTCAAAGACGGTCTCTTTTCGAGGACAAACTTTATTAACGCCTCGTATCTTATCACGAACAATGGACAATACATGTATTTCAGCGTGCATACAAATCTGTCATTGAGCATAATATCGAGGAATAGAGCTTTGTTTTTTTCATCTTGTGCCTCCTTTTTTATAATGTTATTGATGGAATAAAGCGTTTGTAGTATGCCCAGTAGACGAAATCGTGCTCATCTATGATACTTTCCCAGATTTCATTATCATCCATGTCTGAATATATGTAGCTGTCAGTTACATTATCCAAATCTATAATCTCTGGGTTCATGTAGTCTTTGTCGGCTACTACGATTATCTCGTCCATGGAGTCTGGCATTTCTGATTTCTTGTGCCATGCGTGTCTGAGGTTGATGTACTCCTCATCGTCTCTACCCATTCTGACCGCCATTCCATGCCATATAGGTTGACCGTCATGTAGGTTTCCTTCACGGTCTTTCCATCCTGCTGTAAGCGCAGTGTGAAAAGGACAGACGAACAGCCTTAATGGTGCATCGTGAGATTTTTTGCTATATTTCTTCATTTTTCTTCAATTTTATTTGGTACTTATTTATTTATTTACTAACTTTACGGTGCAAAACTACAAAATAATTTAGAGACTTGCAAATATTTTAGCCTAAAATTGGCTTAAAGCTATCATATTTAATAGTCCTTAACTAAAATATAGTAGAATATGGACTTAAATGTAATAAAGAAGCTTGCAGAAAAGCGAGTTGGTGGACTAAAGAAATTAGCAGCCGACATAGGTATGAGTGAAGCAAATCTTCACAGGTGTATAAACAATAATAAGATGCAAGGAGGTGATTTAGAACAAATCGCATCCATATTTGGCGTGTCAGTAGATGTTTTCTTTGATAGTAATGCTGAGGTTTATGTTAATGATGTTATGGACTTAGATAAAATAAAGTCGTATATTGAAGAAAATGGTATAGGGTTAGTTTCTTTAGCATCTAAAATGAAAATCAGCAAAGTTGCATTGGAAAACATATTGAATGGTTCTGATGTTAAAATTAGCCTTGTGGAGTCTTTGGCAGGAGCTTTAGGTGTGAAAGTTGTAGATTTGTTTAATGATAAACAACTGGAGGCTAATATTGTTGATGTTCCTGTTACAGAAGATAAAAGTATGTATGAAGAACTGATTGCCCTTAGAGCAGAGAATAAGCTGCTGAGGGAGATTCAAGGTCTTTCGGCAAGAAGTCAGGCTCATGTTGGATAATTAAAATGTAGGGATTATGAAAAAGTTAATTAGTTTTATCGCAATGATTGTTACGAGTATCGTTGCAGTAGCTCAGACTTCAATCGCTGGAGTTGCTTTCGGCTCCAGCTATATTCAAGCTGCTAAGATTCTTAAAAATAAATTTGGTGTGCCAGATACCGAAGAAAGAGAGCGAATTGTTTTTGTAGATAAAAAATACGGAGGCTTTAATTTTGATTTAGTGACATTTGGTTTCCAATACGGTGAAGGGAAAAGTTATTTTAATAGATGTATTTTTATTAAAACGTTTAAGACTTCATCAGAAGCTAAAGATTTCAGAGATTTGTTTGCTCAGAAATTGAGAAGAGACTATTCTTTGAATGAATTCATTTCTGACAATAAGTTTAAAGAATATGAAGGTGGCGTGGACCCAACTAATGGTGAACCTTACGGATTCAGCCTAGATATAGTATCTCCAACACGTGAAGTAAACTTTTATGGTGTAAGATTATACTATGGTCCTTATGATTATGTTAATGAAAACTTTTAAATATGAAAACAAACATGAATAAAATATTAGGTATAGTCTTATCTGCATTACTCGTCTCATGTTGGGGACATACTTCTGATGGAAATGATGAGGCTGTCAAGAAAGCTATAGAAAAGTCTTTGACTACCGATAATGATTCAACAGATGAAGAAAAGCCAACTATCGGTAGATATGTGTATATGGATAGAACAGGCTGTTTACATTTAAAGCAAGACTGCTATAGTTTCTCAGACAATGACCAACTTGTTTTGTCTACAGAGACAAATGATGAGAGTGCGGAAAGTTCCCTGGATATAAAGAGTAGTAGATATGCTCTGCATAGAATTCCAGTAAAAGTGAAATTAAAGGAAGCAGATTTGGATTTTTGTTGTAATAGTTGCATAAACGACTCAATATTTGATATATTAGCACAAACTGCCCTAAGAAATGCTAGTGTAGGGGAAGTAAGCAAAGTTGACTATAATAAATATCGGGTTCCAAGACCTGCGAGATAACATTTAGGCTTATGATGCAATTATCAAACAACGATATAGACAGAAAGTTGAGACTATCAAAGAAGTTCTTTTGCTTTGGTCTAGTGACCTTCTGCATAGGTTTCTTGATGCTTGGCTTTGCAATAGGTAGGTTGTCTTCCTCTTCTAGTACTGCTGAGGCTGATGGCTTCCAAACTGAGGTAACAGCAGGAGGCAACGTATATGTATCAGACAGTCCTGGTTCTAAGCGATACCATAAGGACAGAAATTGCCCAGCTCTTAAGAGAACTACAGGCAAGATAACAAGAACAGATGAAGCTAATGCCATTGATCAAGGAAAAACTTTGTGTGGATGGTGTGGAAAAGAAAAATAATTCGTAAATTTGCAAAAAAATAGGAGATTGATATATGGAGAATATTGGAATAGTAATTAGTATTTTGGTAGGATTGGTAACTTTGTTATCAATGCTTGTATGGTTTGGACGTTTCATCCAGCGTGTGAATGTACATGACAAGAAACTAGATGATTTATCTGAAGATGTTGAGGACTTGAAGTTGGATATGAACTCAGTTAAGACTTTGCTTATGGCGAAGTTTAAGGACTTCGAGGTAGTCTTTTCTGGAAAGCATTCGCCTAGAGCCTTGAATGAAACCGGCCAGAAAATATTTGATGATATGCACGGAAAAGAGTTTTTGGAAAAGAACAAGGCTTTGTTGTTTGCTTACGTTGACAAGAACAAGCCAAAAACTGCCTACGATGTTGAAGGCTTGTGCTATTTGGCTTGTCTTATGAATGTGAACAATGATGCCTTTATAGAGATAAAGAGCTTCCTCTACAATTATCCTACCATAACTTTGCCTGATGGCAAAGAACATGAGGTAACAATGGATGAGGCTTGTTCTGTACTTAGCCTTCCTTTGCGTGATATGTACTTAGAAGAGCATCCTGAGATTGTGAGATAATAAAGAGCATAAAGTTTGTTCGTAAATTTAAATTCCAAAATAAGTTTATAGATTGTTTTGAGAGAAACGTTAAAACGCTAGTAAATACAGTATATTATGAATCTGGTTTGGAA